AAATCTAAAAAACACGATGTCGCTTCTTTAGGCAAATCAAAACATTATGCAACACTATAAAACGACTACTAAAATCGTCGGTTCGATTCCGACCCTCGCCTCTCCTCTAAATCAACGATTTACGGGGGGAGGGGGACAAGAAGGGGACAAGCCGCGTCAAGGAGTGCGATTGCGGGATTATCAGTGGCCTGCTGTTCAGTCGCTCGTTTCTTGCATTCGAGGCATCGTAAAAGCTCCGGCGGGATCAGGAAAAACGATCATCGGCGCGGCGGCGATTGATGCCTGGTTAAAGTCGCAGTCGGGCAAAAAGAACATTGCTTGGATTGCCAATACCATTGACCAAACTTTCCAAGCGCGGAAAGCGGTTGAAAACTTTCCCGAAATTTCAGAGCGGGCTGTTGTGGATTTTTTCTGCTACGCGGGATCGGGCTCGCTGGCTGAATACGATCTCGTGATTTTAGACGAATGCCACCATGCCGCTGCCCCTGCGTTTGCTCCCAAGTTGCGCTATTTCGACGGGCCTCGATGGGGGCTGTCGGCAACGCCGGAACGAGCCGATGATTTGAAGCAGTTAGTTTTCGATTTGATCGGGCCGATTATTCATGAGGTGCCGCGTGAGGCTTTGGTAGATGCTGGCCAACTGGCCCAGGCGCGCGTCTTTATTCATTCGCCGAATAGAAAGGGGGAAATGGAGTCGGAAATACGCAATGCAGCAATGCCGGTTTATGAAGCACGAAAGCGAAAATGGCCGTATTTGTTCCGTTCAAAAAATGACGCCGACGAGCAAATGGGGCGTTGCATTTGGCAGGCCGCGCTAAACACAGGAATACACGCGAATCAAAAGCGGAACGCGCTTATCGTGGAATTGGCTATTGAGCACGCGCAAGATTCGACGCTGGTTATTGTCGGCAGCATCGAACACGGCGAGGCATTGTTAGCGAATGTTCCAAGTGCGGCAATTTGCTATGCAAAGCTTGGCAAGAAAAAGCGTCAAAGTTTGCTCGCGGCATTTTCTTGTGGGGAGTTAAAGACTCTTTTTGCGACGAGCTTGGCTGACGAAGGATTGGATGTGCCGATTGCCAGCACTCTCATTTTAGCTTCTGCAGGTCGATCGGATACGAAGACAGTCCAAAGGACAGGCCGTGTCCTGCGTCCTTACCCAGGCAAGACCTACGGCATAATTCACGATTTCTCCGATTTGCAGCATTACTTCTTGGCGGCACAATCGCGTAAGCGAGTCGCTGCTTACCGCTCCCTTGGATACCAGATCGAAAGCGTAGAATGAAAAATCTTATAGCATCTCTGCGACAAAACACCGCAGTCGAGGAGGGTCCGTCTTTTGATGAATTAGATTATCGGGAGGCATTCACTATGCCGGAGCGTCAGGAATACCATCGTCCGGCTGCCGCGCCGAAAGCTGCACTTAACGGCCACGCTTCTGCTTTTCCTCATAGCATCGAAGCCGAAAAGGCGGTCTTGGGATCAATTTTTGCAGCCGCTCTACGCGGCCCTGAATTGGCTCGCAAGGCAATGTATTTTGCGGAAGGGAAAGTAAGCTCATCGCATTTCTATTATCCAGCGCACGCTGAGGTATGGGACGCCATGAAGGTGTTGCACCTCGAAAATGAGCCATTGGATTTTGTGACTGTAACCCAATCGCTGGAATCCGCTCAAATGCTGGATAAGGCGGGAGGGATGGAATACCTCACCGAACTTGGCACTTTTATTCCGAGTGAAGCAAATTTGGATTACTACATCCAGATTTTGCAGGAAAAGAAAGGGTTAAGGGATTTGCAGATTCTTGCAAATAAGCTAACTGAGCAGGCCAAAATCCCTGGAGCTTCGCCAAGCGCTATATTGGAACTCGCGCAAGAGACATTAAAACGCATTGCGACCAGTCAAAAGGTAGGCGTGTTGCCGGACTTGGATGATATGACCGATTTGACGGGGGAAAACCTACCCACGCCTCCGCCAGAGCTTGTTGCGAATCTTTTGCACAAGGGGTCCAAACTGATCATCGGAGGAACATCAAAGGGGCGTAAGACATTTTCCCTGATGGACCTTGCCATTTCTGTGGCAACTGGAACGCCGTGGTGGGGATTCCCCACTATAAAAGGGAAGGTGTGCTACATCAATTTTGAGATTCAGCGCCCATTTTTTGCGCGCCGGTTCCAAGATATTTGCAGGGCAAAGGCGGTGAAGGTGGAAAAGGGGATGTTTCATTGCTGGACGCTTCGCGGCTATGTCGAGGGAATCGAAAAGATGGCGGCAGAGATAACGAAGATCCTCCTGCAGGAAGACTATGTGTTGATCATTTTCGATCCGATCTACAAGGCACTTGGCGACCGCGACGAAAACAAGGCGGGCGATGTGGCTTCGATGCTGAACGAATTGGAGGCTATCGCGGTGAAGACCGGTGCGGCGATTGCGTTTGGCGCGCATTACTCGAAAGGCAACCAGGCAGCCAAGGATGCGATGGACAGAATTGGAGGTTCGGGCGTGTTTGCTCGTGATCCAGACGCGATCCTGACTATGACGCCGCACGAGGAGGAGGAGGCGTTTACTGTGGATTGCACGCTGCGAAACTTTGCTCCTCAACCGCCATTCGTAGTTCGGTGGAACTGGCCGATTTTTACTCGGGACGAGGCGTTAGACCCAGAGTCCCTAAAAAAGCCAAAGCAAGTTGGGAAAACTCGCTCCGAGGAGGGGCAATTTCAGACAAAATACAAGGTCGATCATATTCTTGATTGTTTGAAAGAAACGACCAACGGGCGAAATCCTTCAGAATTGCTCAAGCTCGTGATGGAACAGACGGGGATGGGTAAAAGTAAATTCTGGATGCTTTGGGACGAGGCAAAGAAAAGCCCGTGGGTAATCCAGAAAGACCGGCGCTTTTTTCACATTAACTCATTCAAACAATAAATATTTATGAACAGAAAAAAATACGATGCAGTCGCCACTATTGGCGAATATACAACAAAAACAGGCGAAAAGAAAAAACGCTACACCACGATTGGAAGTGTTTTTGAAGATGATGCCGGGCGATTAAGCCTAAAACTTGATTGTGTGCCGGTAGGGCCGGAGTGGAGTGGCTGGGTTTCTTTTTACGAACCTGCTTCTGCTCAGAACAAAACGAATGAGCCTGAACACCGCAAACGGAGGCAAGCCCCAGTGTCTGCCCCGCTGCGCGAAGATGATGAAGAGATTCCGTTTTGAAAATTAGAACCCATGTAGCCTCCGCTCTGATCGCAATAGCTTACCTGTTGGCAGCGTGGTGGATATTAAAATAAATCTCAATCCCGATAATAGGCGGGTCGGGGTTGACCAAGAAATCCGCTGAAATCCAAAAATAGAAAGAAGTAACAATATGCCATTATGTGACATCGGCTGGGCAATTTCCCAGTTAAAATCAGGCCGTCGCGTTCGGCGCGAAGGCTGGAACGGAAAAGGAATGTGGCTCCAGCTGCAAACCCCCGACATAAATAGCAAGATGACGCTCCCCTACATCTACATCGAATACCCGCAGGGGCATCCGGCTTATCCAAACGGAAGCCGAGTGCCGTGGCTGGCTTCGCAAACCGACATCCTCGCAGAGGATTGGGAAACAGTAGATTAAAAACCACAAGACCGCTAAAGGTCCGATCCCTTTGGCGGCTAACATCTTTAACATAAAATGAGTAACAAGATAAATGACGGGGGACCAGCGTTCCCGCACTTGCGTAGGCATATCTCTGATAACACATACATTCCGATTGCCGAAGGTGGCATGTCCCTGCGCGATTGGTTCGCGGGGCAGGCATTGGCGGGAATTGCCATGGCCACCACAACAGCGGCGATCCACGGGAGTGGGCAAGTGCCCCCACCCGAAATCGAAGCGGGATGGGCTTTTGCCGCTGCAGACGCCATGCTTGCGGCACGGGAGGAGGTCGCGAAATGATCGACACGAGTTGCCCGTTTTGCGGGGCTGAAAAATCATGTCGGTCTGTTTGCGAAATCATCGAGCCAACAAGCCCCCTTTATCAAGCCATGCCATTTCGGTGCGGGTCAAAAAATAGAGACCAATCCGACCTCTGCCGCGAGCGCGAGGCGCATAACCAGACAAAGCGCGAGCGCGACAAGGCAAAGGCTGAATGGTATTCTCTCCAAGATGCTTTTGAAGATTCTTGTGACAAAATTGAAAAATTGGAGCGCGAGCTCGACGAGGCGAGAAAGGAAATTGATGACATCCGCAAGATGCTATCCGAAAGCGGAGAGGCTATTGGAAATGGAGTTCATGATTTTTCGATTATTGAAATGGTCAAAAACATCATCCAATCAAAAAATTACTTTATTCAAAAAAGTGATTCAGCAGAGCGCGAGCGGGACGAGGCGCGTGAGAAATACGACGACCTCGCAACCGAGCATATGCTGGCAATCAATAAACTCGCCGAAGAACGCGACGAGGCGAGAGATAGAATGGCCCAACTACTTAACGAAAAGGAAGAGGCAATTCAGCAATCCATGCGAGATGCTCGACGGGCGGATGCGAACGCAGCTCTGTGCAGTAAGCTCCGCGACATCGCGGAGAGGGCGATTACCGCCGTTGCGCTATGGGCTGGGAGTCGCACTAATTCGGCATCGAAACTCCGCGCCGAACTCGACCAACTTAAATAAACAAAAAATATGAAACTATTAAAAACTATAGGGATAATCGCTTTATGCGTTCCATGGATTATTTGGCAAACGCTGCGCGGGAAAATTGACATCAGCAAGTGGGAGGTCTGGAAATGAGTCCTTTTATTTTAATGGTCGATGCGCGGGTGCGGTATTGGGAGGATGCCGTAGTCAACTGCTATGAGGATGTCGCTGGCTCGCTGATTCCTTGCCGCGAGGGGAATTCCTGGAAGCCATCCATCGAGCTTGCGACTGGGAAGATCCTCGGTTGGCCGGTAGGAACGACGGCGGACATCCATTACAAGGTGTGCGACGATGGTGATTACTGGCTGGCTGATTCCGAGGGGAACAAGCTCTACAAGTGGGCTGGTGACTATGTGCCGGATCGGTTGCTGTGTGTCGGAGAAAGCGGATATGGCGACTACATCATTCTAAAGGTGCTGGAGGATGGCAGGATCGCTGGGTGGCTTCCGCCTGTAATCGACTTTGAACAATGGGAACAGGCCGCTGAGGAGGTAGTGAAATGAGCGACCAAACGACACGGCCCCACGCCTATGTCGCCAGAGTCGAAGAACTCGAGCCAGCGTCGGTTGATGAAATGCTCAATAGGTTAAATGCCTACAAAGAAACCAAGCGACAGCTTGACGAGGCGAGGGAAGTCGCCAGCGGATTAGCACAGCAAGCAGTGAGGCTATGCAACGAGCGCGATGAGTTGAAGATGCAACTTAAAGTCATGCAAGCCGAACGGGACGTGGCGCGTATCAGCGCCCGCCAGTCCGATAAAGTCCATGACCGATTGATTGGCGACCTCGAAAGAGCGGATGTCATGGCAGATAAAGCCAAAGAACTTATTGCCCGCTGGGATCAACCCTCATGGAAAGACACCGCTCCGACTGCGGGGTTTATCAACGCACTAAGAAACGCCGTCGAAGCCTACGAGAAAACACCTAAATGAATACCAACCACCATGCAATGAACGCGTCAGTCCCGCAGCATTTATATGGATATGTCTGCAAGTCTATCCTAACGGGGCTTGACCCAGATCAAGATTTGAATTTCGAGCCGTGCGTGATATTCGGCGTGACAAGCATACCAAGCAGAGCATTGCATTTCAGTATTCTCTGCGAATCTGGAGCGCAATGGGCCAGAATCCCTTTGCATATGCTCCGGTGGAATATCCCCAGCATCGAAAAATCGCCGGAACATCCGCTCACTGACCTCCAAATGTGGGATGCTCACGGATGGGATTTCAGTGTCACCATTTACGAATACCTACGGGAAATGGGATGCAGCTACCGAAAACGGGATGGGTCACTCGTGCCGGCAAGTTATTGGTTCACGCTGGATCACACAGACAATGGCTACAGCCAATACCCGCCGGAGCACAAATGCTACCATATCCTTTTACTGGAAGATGGTTCAGGCCAAATCGCGGCCCAGCCGAACAATCGCATAGTGTGGAAGGACGATTCGTTCTGCAAGCCTGGACATCCTTTTGATTACAAGGTGATGGCGCCTCAAACATGGCACGCTGAACTTGGGCGCAATGCTCACGACACAGCATTTACAAAAGATTGAATTCAAATGAATAAAACATCAGCATTTAAGCGAAAAGGCGGCGCAGGTTGGGTTTCAGATTGGGATGATATGCACCCCGATGCAGGCGCTCAAACAGAAGAAAGCTTAGTGGCGGATAATTACGGGTTTGAAATCGGGAATACTGCCGACGCTGGCTTCCGTGCAGGAAGAGAAGCGTTTCAAAGCGGACTAAACATTCAAGAAACAAGGAAGATATACAAACGAAAGTCCATTGTTTTCAGAAATGGTTTGGCAAAAGGATGGAAATGGCAAAAAGCAAGAAGCTCAACTTAGCATTAAACAAAATATATGGATTTTTGAAAAAAACCGTTTACCGGCGCGGAGGTGATTCATACAGGAAAGTGTTATGAAAACCATCGAAATATACGAGAAGCAAAACTACGGGCAGACGGCGATCTACGCCACCGGCCCAATCGCTGAACCAATCGCCCGACTCACGGGTCGGAAAACACTAACCAGAGCCGACATCCAAGCGCTTCAAGCCCTCGGATTTGAGTTTAAGCAGGTGTTCAACCCGCAAACCAATATAGCTTTCTACGCGGGAAGGAGGGCCGCGTAATGGACTACATTATTCGATACCGGAAAGAAGCTAAAGGCATCAAGGCTGAAGTCTATGGCAATAAAGGAATAGTGTATATCACCACGCGGAACAACACCAAAGAAGGGGCCCTTGCCGAAGCAATGCAGTGGATCGGCGACGACTACCAAAGCATTACGGAGGAATAAAATATGAAAACACACACACAAGGCGAATGGGGCATCCAGTATGAGCGCGATGCCTTTGACAGTGCGCGGAACAAGCTACGCATCATCGACGCTAACACCACCAACCACCCGCAGGGGCCGCTAACATTGGCGACAATCAATGTGGCGGCATTTGCGCCACACATGGAAGAACCGCTTGCCAATGCCAGGCTCATGGCTGCGGCTCCGGAATTACTGGGGATGTTAAAGGAAACCGTTCGGCTCGCGGAATTAAATCGCCACATGGAAGCCGATACACTGCGTGCCGCCAAAGCAGCCATTGCCAAGGCCGAAACAAAAATCATCGAGGACGAATAAACGCATTGGAAGATTTCTGCAAAAAAAGGGGGACACCACTTTGCTCGTGTCCCCTTCATTTTGCTTATGGTGGCCTTATTTCTGCAAAAAAGAGGGGACATCATAATTATGCAATAAACCCGTTGACCGGCATTGACCTCGTTCATACAGCTAATTGTGAAAACGACAAAATACATCCTCAAGACAGAAGATGGGAAATTCCTCGGGAACAACCAGCAAATCGGCAACATCGCTCCGGCGCTGGCCGACACCATTCACTTGGCAACAACCTTCAATGAAGGTTACCCGCCTTTTGAGATGGCCGAGAAATACGGAAATCTCCTCGGAGTGAATTTCACCCCCATGGAGATCATTCCCCAAGGCGGCGGGATTTTCCCGAAATACGAGTTAAAAAAAATCCAAGCGCCAATCACCGCAGGCGACCAAGTGTTTATCAAACCTGAGTTTCAAGATGCAGGCGATGATAAATTCATCTGGCAGGCGCTTGAAGACGAAGACGGAGGTCGCGTGAGAATCGCGCCAATCAACATCGGCCTGCCGATTATCCCCAACCAAATCATTGAAACACGGATGCTGGAGGCCGCGCTATGAAAACACTCGCAGAACTCCGTGCTGAATTGAAAGCGCTCAAATACGCTCACAGCAGCACTTACACTTACGGGCCTGGATACGACGAAGAATGGTGGACTCATCCCAGCGGCGATAAAATCAATCTGGATGTTTATCCAGAAAATCCAGAAGCCAATCAACTTCGCGTTGGTCGCGCCAAATTTGGCATTGAGCTTCACGAATACGAACAGGCGGCTCGAAAAGTTGCCGAACGCAAGGCCGCTAAAAAAGGCCTAATTGCCCAGCGGGAATATTATTTCCAGAAAACCGCCCACGGGCACGATTGGGTCTACAGCCTGAGCAGAACGCTTTATGGAACAAGACTCGGATACCTTGAAGCAGCAAAACTTGCTCCAAAGCGTTATGCGAAATTGGAAGCACAAATTAAGGAGATTTATGGAGCCTAAAGTTATATTAAGTCTTTTCGACCACACAGGGAATTGGGCCAGACCATTTGCCGAAGCTGGGCATGAAGTTATCGCCCTCGACATCAAGAACGAGGGGGAACTTGGCGATGTCAACCGGTTCAGTGTGCAATACCTCGTAGAAGAACTTGGTATCGAATGGGTGGACGCGATTATTGCCGCTCCACCTTGCACAGACTTTACCAACAGCGGAGCCTGGAAGTGGAAGGAAAAAGACGCTGATGGCCGCACCGCCGCCAGCATGGAATTAGTTTACCAGACCCTCCGGACGGTCGAATTCTTCAAGCCCGATTGGTGGGTGCTTGAAAACCCCGTGGGCCGTATTCATAAGCTCATTCCAACTCTTGGCAAGCCATTCGCTTTCGATCCGGCTGATTATGCTGGCCACATGGCTACACCAGAGGATGAAGAAACAATAGCCAGGCTTCGCGCCATGACCATCGAGGAAATGACTCAACAAGACATTGAGGACATCAAGCGCCTCAACCTCTACACCAAGAAGACATGGCTCTTTGGCGACTTCAACCGCGATGGCCTTGCCGCCGCCAAGCGCCGCATTGAGCCTATACGGGCCACCAAGCAGGGCAGCTGGACACAACGCCTCGGCGGTAAGAGCGAGAAGACTAAAGCCGCCCGCAGCGCCACGCCGGACGGGTTTGCTCTTGCCTTCTTTCAAGCTCACGATTGGTTCGTCAGCGAAGAACGGCTGATCGAGGCCGAGGATGACATGGAGGAAGCCGCGTGAGGATCGATCACCCAGGCCACGATTTTGGCGAGGAATGCCCCGCTTGGGAAAAGCGAGAAGAAATGAAAGACAATCAAATCGGAAGGTATCTCAATGCATTGCCTTTGGAACACCTTGATTTAATAAGAGGCGTCAACAGATCGGACGCTGGCCTCACAGTAGTTTGGTCTTATTTGCCAATGGAATACGATGTAATGCCTGCCATTTTTGAAGACTGCCCTCTTTACCATGCGCAATTAGGAAAATACGACAACCCTAATTACGACAAGCCAGAACCAGAACCGGATTGCGATCAACCATTTTAACTCACACCAAAACCAACAGCTAAACTATGAAAAAAACACCGGAAGCAAAGCAAGCGGACATTGTTCGCAGCGAATTGTTCAAGACCTCAATCAAAAACTCGTTGCACTCGGCCTTTGGAGAAGTATGGGACGAAGTGATAGCGCAACTCAAAGGAGATGTGTATGCCGAGATCGACGGATACGCCCAGTGTGAACTGCGAGTCGTGGATGGCTGCGCCGGAGAGGAATGGTGTTCGAGCAAACTGTCTGACTTAGTGACGGAATACATCAGCGACCGAGACGGAACGTGCTGCAGCACGGTAGAATCCGACTGGTGCGATGCAATCGCGGCGGACATGGAGAAACAAGCCAAGCGCCTCCGCAAACACGCGGCGCAATTACGGTCGCCCATCTAAATTTAGCGTAACCAAAAACCAATGAACCCCACAACCACAACCACAACTACAACTACAAACCCACCGCGTCTTGCTTGGAAAATAATTATTGGGAAACGACCTGTTCTTATTGACCTGAACAAAACCAAACAGACCCCTAAAAACCAATGAACATCAACAACCGCTACTTATCAGACAACAACGACAATGAGCCGGAACCCCTGCCAGAAGACATTTTCGGCAAATACAACGAGGACGATCGCCAAGAGCGCCAAATGCAGGCTCTTAAACTTATCCAAGAGGTTCAAGACATCACCACCCATTTGCAAAAACTTACGGCCATGAACTTCATATTCCCGACTTGGAAGGCCATTGAGGAAATCAAATACATGAACCTATGCCTTCACCAAGCCCGGCTCTACTTGGGTGAAATTGTCAAAAAGAAGCGTCCGTATATTCGGAAGCAATCTCCTGAAAATTAATCCCCGTGAAAACCAAACAGACCCTAAAAAACAATGAACGACACTAACACAACCGACAAAAATACCAGAGACCAGGCAGCAACCGAAGTTCTCGGCGACCTATTTGTTATCGCCAGAGCCATTCTCGAAATAAACCTGCAGCGCCTTCAGGCTCCAACATGGCCCCGTATCGAGGAAGCCAAACACACACGCCTCATCTTGCAGCAAGCACACGATTTTTTGACGAGATAAATTTATGAATACAAAAACAAAACTTAACATGGACTTGGTTTCAAAAAAAGAAATCAAGACCATCACCAGCATGGCTGAGGAAATGGCGAAAGCCATAGCGACCATTGACCAAATCCATTCCGAATTTCGAGAATTGACAGGATTCGCAGAAACCGATGTTTGCGTTTTTTCCACAGATATAAATCTTTCTTCGGACAAAAAAGAACTTGCCGAAAGCCTCATTGAGCATTGCGTGGATGCCCGGTCAAATTGGATCGAATATTAAAATGACTGACCAAAACAATAATTCCGGTAATTGTATTTGTGCGCATAAAAAAATGGAAAATAATTATTCCGGTATTTATTCAGCCAATCACTCCACCGGTAAAAATACCAATGGAGTCCAGCGGCTGTGGAGTAGTCCAAATTCACTCCACTCCACCGGCTACTAAAGTAAAGCCGGAGTGGAGTGGTCAGTGACCGTGAATTTTGACGAACTCCACTCCACTTCCGAAATGGACTAAACCAATTTAAAAAATATGCCTCTCGATAAATTAAAAAAATCCCTCGAAAATAAAATCCCAGAAAATAATCCCCAACCGGATTTAATCTCGGGGAAACCAAAAAATGAGCCTCCGGCCTCCGTCATGCGCGCGGATGGCCCCGAAATTCAGGAGGGGGTCGAAAAAATGAAAAACCTCTGGCGCATGGAACCGGCAGTTCGCCACATCATGCGACGAAGCGCCGCGCTGGCCGACCAACTCACCGAACAGGATGTCGAGGACGATGCCCGCGTGATCCGTGAGGCCGCAAACGCAACAATCATCGCTTACGATCCCCACCTGAAAAAGCATGTTGAGCGACCAGACCACAAGACCAGGCTCGCGGCCACAACGCTGCGGCGAGCCTACCACGAGGGACTGCCGGTGAAGCGCGAGATTTCTGTGCAGGCGAATTTCGAGAGCGGTGAGAGCGTCATCGAGCGAATCAAAGCCTCGCCCGAGGCGATGCGAATGCTGGGCAGGATGAGCGTTCAAAAATCCCCCTCTATTTTCGAGGCCGAAATCACTGGAGAGCCGGAGCCGGAAAAGTAGCGTTCAAGAATCGAACGATTTTTGAAAACCGGTTGACTGCCGGTTTGCTCGTTCATACAGCCAACCATGAAAAATAAAACCAACCCCGACCACAAAACAGGCCAGCGCCGCAATCAGGTGACTCGCCAGCGAGTTTTTATTGGCTGGCAAGGCATGGATACCGGAACGGCTCATCAAACGCGAAAAATCGCCACGCAGGAGGCCCTATGAGAATTGCGACCTACTACCGCGTTAGCACCGACGACCAAACCACCGAGCCTCAAAGGCTGGAATTGCTCGACTACTGCCGCCGTCGCGGCTGGGATAGCATCACCGAGTTCAGCGATGTCATCAGCGGAGCCAAGACCGCCCGTATTGGCCTGGATGCGTTGATGAAGGGCGTGCGCAAACACCAGTTCGACGCGGTTCTTGTGGCAAAGCTCGACCGCCTTGGGCGCAGCCTGCCTCACTTGGCACAAATCATTGCCGAGATGGACACTCACAAGACCGCCCTCGTTGTCACCACACAGGGCATCGACACGACCGAGAGCAATCCGGCTGGCCGGTTGCAGATGCATGTGCTCATGGCCGTGGCGGAGTTCGAGCGGGAGATGATCCGAGAACGCACAAAAGCCGGACTCAAGGCGGCTGTGGCACGAGGAAGCGCCTTGGGGCGGAAGCGCAGGGCATGGACGGCAGCCGAGATTGCAATGGCCCAAGCCCACCGAGGGACAGTCAAGGAGCTTGCGGCAATTCTGGGATGCAGCACCGGAACGGCCCATGCCATGATGAAGCCTGAAACAATTTGACAGCGAAAGCCTGCCACGGCAACCATGAATCATGGACATGAACGACATGGTGCGCTCAAACCCAGGCGCATGGTTTGAAACATTCGGGCGGATTCGCGACACCTCCGGCAAACAAGTGACGCCGCGCATGAATGTGCTGCAACGCCGTATCAATGCGCTGTATGTGCAACGGCTCTTGGAACAGCAGCCGCTTCGAGCAATCGGCCTCAAGCCTCGTAAGCGGGGATTCTCAACGATGGTGGCCGCGATCCACTACGCGCAGATGCAGAACTTCGCACACCAAGGGGTTGTTATCGGAGACAAGCTGGAAACAGCTGATGTCGTTTACCGGATGATGCAGAACTTTGCGGACAACGATGGATTCCGGAAGCATTGGGGCAGCAAGCCCGAGGCGACGAGCGAGCGGATGCGATTCCCCCACGGGTCGTTGCTCCTGCAAGCTACGGCAAGAGGGAAAGCCACGGCGCGCGGTATGACGCCGCAGTTCATCCACGGCACAGAGGTGGCGCACTGGGAAAGCCCAGAGGAGGCAATGGATGCCTCGATGAACGCCGTGCCGGATTCTGGCTTCAACACGGTCTTTTGGGAGTCAACGCCGTTCGGCGCAGGCGAGCCGTTCGCACAAACATGGGAGGCAGCGCGATGGCCCACGGGGGCGGAGTGTCCTGATGGGCATGAGTATTGGCGGGGATGGGAGGCAGTATGCCCCGACCAACCACCGAGCGGATTGCGTGACCGGCTGTTTGTGCGGGTGTTCGCCGCCTGGTATGAGTTTGACGAGAGCGTAGTTCGTTTGACCGCAGACCAGAAGCGGGAGATCCGCGACAGCTTGGATGCTGAGAGTTGGTATCGAGGCGAGCAAAAGCTGATTGACCTGTATGGGAACGATGGGCCGGTTGGGCAGCGCCTCGGGACGGAGGTGGAGGACGCCGATGTATGGGAGCAGCTGGCATGGCGAAGGCTGACGATCAAAACCAAGTGCCGTGGTAGCGTTCGCATTTTTGACGAGGAGCATCCGGCTGACCCCAAGTCGTGTTTCCTTGCGAGCGGTCGGCAGGTATTCGATGAGGACGGCTTGACCCACATTCAGTTGCTTTGTCGAGAAGGCCCAACGCACGGCGATGTCAACGACCAGAATGGGCGGGCGACATGGAGGCCGACTACATTGGACGCAGCTACCGTGTGGAGATGGGAAGCCCCGAAGGTGGGCTGTCGGTATTTGATTTCGGCGGACTTGGCCGAAGGAGCAGACCAAACAAAGGGCGACAACCCAGATGCCCATTCGGCATTGGTATGGCGTGACGAGTATCTGGACGAGCGAGGCGTGTTGTGGCCGATTAAGCTGGCGGCAAGGGTGCGTCCGCCAAACCGGATGCCCATGATCCCGTTTGCGAGATTGGTTCGGGCACTATCCTGGTATTACGGGAATTGCATGATCATTCCCGAAATGAACAACTCGGGCATGTCGTTCATTACGGCGCTGCGGATGATGGATGGCGGGCCATGCCCTCCGATTTGGCAAAGGCGGGAGCGCGATCCGCACAGCGGAACTGAGCGGGCATGGGATGGGTGGAGGACGACAGATAGCGCGGAATACAAGGGAGTGAGAGCGACGATCATTTGGCACATGCACGAGTTATTGCGAAACAAAGCCGTGGAAATCCGGTGTCCGCACATGGCAACGGAGTTGGCCGATTTTGTGGACAAGGGCGGGCGCATGGAAGCTGGAAGCGGGCACGACGACGATGTGATGAGCGCGGCCATCGGCCTCTACAATATCGGGAGTGCGACCGAGTATGCCTTGTCTGTCCGGAGCGACTTTATGCCTCGGGATGTGGCTTTGCTGGAAGCGATGGATACGAAGAGCGGAATGTTGGCAATGAAATGGTGACAGCGAAAAACTTCTTGACAGCGTGAGGAGGCAGGATTAGTTGCGAAGCAACCCACTCACCTATGGCATCCACACTTGATACCGAAGAAGAATTCTCTGACCTGCAGACAGAAGAACCAAGCTACTCTCCCAAAAAGCCAAAGCAACCGAACACCTCCCCCGTCGCAGGCCAATCTGCATCAGGAAATAATCTGGTAGCCAACCCTAAAAAAAAGCCCGCATTAACTGCCGAAGAGGAAGGCAGTCAAATGAACGCCGATATTGTCTCAGCTGCAAAGCAATATGCGGACATGACGGCTGAAGACAGGGCTGTTGAAAACGACTACAAGAGAGCGCAGACGCTGGCTGTTCAAGCAAAATTGCCAGAAAGCTACAAACGGAAACTGAGGCAAGAAAATCCAAAAAAAATCGTTCATCGAGGGTTAGATGGGAAACCTAAAGAAGAAGGATCAGATGACCGCAGGCGGCAAGCGTTTTGGGATCAGTCGAAGCCTGGCACTGAAGCATACGCGCAGCGTATGGCGCGCGCCGAGAAGTTTGCTCAAGATGATAAAGCTCGGTATGAGAAAAGAGACCGGTTAGTTAAGCCTGTTAGAGATGCGGCTATTGCAAAAAAGGCAATAGCTGACCAGAAACAACTTGCAGTAGCTCAAGACCCTAATCGGCGTATGTCAGAAATGCGAATGAACGGGTTGGGCCGTCCGGGGAATTTGAATTATGCAGAAGTGACCGGAGCCAATGGTCAAACCGCGAGCTACACCAGGGCAACTCCTGAAGGGGACGCCGCCTATGCGTCAATTCAAGATGCGCGAGGGGCAAAAATGGTGTCTCGGGCATCTCAGCAAACGCAATCAAGCATGCCTCAATCGACGGGTGCTCCTGCTTACAACCCTTCAAGCGCAATCGATCAACAAATGGGAGCGCAATCAGCGCAAGCCATGGGGCCTATGCCTCAAGTTTCGCCAAGCACAAAAATTGTTAATCCTAATTTTAATCCTTCGTCCCTGAGTGCATCGGGATCACAAGTTCCGCTTATGCCTCAACCTGCACCGGCGGCTGACCCAAACGCCTCGGCAGCGATTGCCAGTTTTAATCAGTCTCAACAAAATATCCCACGGCCATCGTCCACGGCTCAAAACGCTAATTTGCAGCGGTTGCAAGCGGGAAACAATGTGCCAACGATGATCAATGTGCCTGGACAAGTGGCGTCGAATGTTGCGTCCGGAACTGTTGCCGGCGCCAAAGCGGTTGCGGGAGCCATACAGAATACCCGCCTCATAAACCCAACCGCCGGAAGGCCAACTCCGGTTAGGCCGACATATGAAGGCACGACTGTTGGCGGCGCTCCTACTGTAACAAGGGTCAACCCAAGTTCTGCAAATCCTACCAAACCGATTGTTGCGCCAAGATTGGCCGCGCAAAAAAAAGCTAACGGCAACAACCCTATGATTAACTGATATGGCTGAATTTCCTGAAGAAGAAGAGAGCGTTGCATCAATCAGCCCCGCTGAAGATAACACAGATGCAGGAACAGAACCCAGCCCCATATCAAACGATGATTTTGCAACGATGCCAGAGCCGCCGCAGCGGCCAATGGTTGAGGCTGCGCCTGTTCCGCCCAAAAAGCCAAAATTAAGCGGTAATCCGGAAAGGTTTCAAGATGACATCGATCGAGTAAACGATTGGGTGGAACGCAGCCGTCAATGGGAGGCGGAACAAGAAGCCAAGGCCCAAAAAGCCGAATTTGAAAAAGCCCGCAAAGCGCACAATGCTGAAGCACGAAAAATCAGCGCAGCGACTGGGGCGCAGTTCAACTACGATGCTGATGGCGTAGCTCAAGCCAGGGTAAATCCACAAACCGGAGAACAGGCGTTTACAAAACGCACAAGTCCGGTTCGCTACGATGAACAAGGTCGCCCATTTCAAGTTATCCAGAACGAACAGGGGACACAAAGCGAGCGAATCGCCGATCCTGACGCAAATGCAGACATTGGCCCCAACCCAGACTACCCCGAAGACAAATTCATTTATCGGAAAACAAAATTTCAACCATGGCAACCGATCGATCCTGAAGAAGGAATCAATTCAACTGATGGCCGCGTGGTTCGAGCCAGCGCAAAAGCGCTTTTTGATCGGGAAAAAACTACTCTCAAGCGTGAGAGGGATGAGATTTCGTTGAGTTTGCGCGACCCAGCTCGTCAAAACCGGCTGAGTCCCGAGGCCAGGCAGAAAGTGGAATCTGAATTGAGCGGGCTTTCTCAAGCAGCACCACCGCCAGCGCAAGTAAAAGGGATGTTCGGCGGAGTAAATATCGAGGCTACCGAAGCCGCAAAGAAGAAATGGCAGGAAGCCGAATCGTTCCGTGCTGGTTTATTGGCTGAAAAACAATCTTTGCTTGCAGCTGATGACGAGCGCGCGGGATTGGAGGCCCGTCAATACGAACTCGATCAGAATTTGTTAGGATTGGAAAAAAAACCGCTCTCCACCTTTTTGCAGGAGCGGCGAAAGAAAAAATCGGAAAGTTTGGCCGACCTTGATCCGCAAACTGCAAAGGCTGAAATTGAAGCCCGTAGCGCGGCGATTGCAGAAGATGACGCATCCACAGAATCGGCTATGCAAGATTTGCAGCGCCGCAGCGATGCGCTGAATAATCGAACGAAAAAAGGCATCACAATTCAGGAGATGGATGCTGTCGCATCAGAGCGAGCCGGAATTGAAGCCGATGCGCGAGGGATTGAAGAACGAATAGCCCGTCGTAACGCCGCCGCCGGTGAAATGATGCAAGGCGTTGAAGCGATTAAAGCAAAAGAAACCGCCAAGCGTGAAGAATCCTTTGCGGAATTAGACCGGCAAGCGGCCAAGTATCCCGAATTGGCAGATGACGCAAAAGCTTTCCGCTCCGTGGACGCCGATTACCGCGCCCGCATGGAATCTTTGCAGCAGCAACCCGATGGCGATGGTAAGCAGGCCGCAATCGAGGCGCTGAACTCAGAATTTGAAACCAAACGCAAAGAAACCGGTTCGGCTTATGTTTCCAAACTGGAAAAACGCATTTCCGGCGATGTTGGCGCAGCTATTGATAAAGTTGCCGGTCCAGGAGGCGCATTAGGATTTAAGAGCCAGATCGCGGCATTGGAAAAAGACGCGGAAATTGATCCGGACATCAAAAAAATTGCCACAGAAGTCATCCGCAACCAAGCGGTCGATGCGTTGATTCGCTCTACCAACATGGCCGCAGTCAAACCTGCCGTAAATCGGCCGGAAGGGCAAAGTTTCGACGACGCTTACAAGGCGGCCGGATACCTTAATCCGGAAAACCCCGAAGATCGAGCCAAGGCCGCTCAAATGCTGGAGCAAGACCCTGGATTGGGAGCAAAACTTTTTGACGGATTTGACCGTGCCATGACAACATTTGGCGCGCGAATTTTCGGCGCGGTTTCCGTCGTTGGAAAAGCTGTTTCCTACCGGCTTGGACTCGATCCCGACAATGCTTTCCGTCAAGCATCTGAAGCAGGTTATCAAGTAAAGCTCGATGCGGAAAAATATCGCGAAAAATTTCGTGATCCTCGATTGGAAACTGACGACGCGGTAAACCGCTGGATTATGCCAGCCGTGGCCGAGGCTTTGCCTAACTTGGCAGGCATGGCGCTAACTGCGGTTCCAGCAGTCGGCCCTGCATTGGCCGTCACTTACAATATTGGCCAACTTTACGACGAAGCTTACTCGCAGGCTTCGCAAGACGACTCTCTCACGGAAGATCAAAAGCATAACGCATCGTCAATTTATGCGGCATTAGCTCTGCCCGCTGAAATGATCGGCGATATTGCAAGTGGTGGAATTTTTACTTCCCGCATGATTCCAAAGGCTGCAAAGCGCCAAAGCGTCGAAGCAGCTTCAAAATTTTGGTCGAAATTTACCAATGTAGGAGAAGTGTGGGATAAACTCCCGCCTGTGTTAAAGCGCAGCGCAGCGATTGTTGCCGCAGGGGGAACTGAAGGTCTGACGGAAACGGCGCAGGACAAAATTCTCAACGCGAGCATCGATTTTATTAAAAATGGGAACCTTGGCGACTCGGTAACTAAAGCGCTTGCTGATAACCGAGGCGCGCTGGACACATTTATCATTGCGTCAATAAGCGGCGGCGGCATCAAGACGCTCGAAACAGCTACTCGAACACTCATTGAACGCGGGCAAAACCCCGAAGAGATGGCGCGCAGATACAACGGCGTTGCCAATTCTTTCCGGTTGGAAAATGTGCTGGCCTACGCGCAGCAGGCCGGAACCAAATTTGACTCGAAGGAATACGAAAAGCTCACTGAGGCCAGCAACGGGCTGCTCATGCGGCTCGACCGAATCAATCCTAATGACAAGGTGGCTCGCAACGATGTGTCTCGCGAGTTGGCTCAAGTAGAATCCCGCCGCCTCACGATCATCTCAGAAATTCTTGGCAAGGGCGCTGTAGATCAGGCTATGGCAGGACAAGGACAGCAGACGCCTGGAGCCGCCCGTCCCGCGCCGGTATTGCCTGAAAACATTGCCGCAATGCAGGCTGAAATTGGTAAGGCGGCTCCGGAGCGGCAAGCTCCGCTTGCCACGGCCATCAAAATTCTTTCCGGCGCATCGATGGATAGCCTTACAAAAGCCGAACAGGACGCCATCAAACCTCATACAGCAAAAGTTGGCGGGCAGACGGTGCTTACGGACGATATTTTAACGGAACTTTCTCAAACATCTCCACAGGCTGCCACGCTCATGCAGCAAGGGAGCATCCGCGACGAAGCCACACGCCGGTTGGAAATTCTCTCAGCAGAAAAAGAAGGAGGTGAAAACAATAATGAAAACCAAATCCAGCAAAAAGGCCCCGAAAATGCCGGTCAAGGCATCCAAGGTTCCGAAAATGCCGGTCAAAATGACCAAGGCATCGGGACGGGGACGCTAACACCCGGCGGAGCGGCGGGGCTTCCGGCTCTTCCGCCGCTCCCCGTGGGGCGTGGCGGCGAACTCATTTCCAAAAAAGAGAAAAAAGTTTCCGATACACTTGCCGCGCGCCTTGTCCAAGGCGGCGCCGAAGCCAATGCTGCAAAAAAATTCGCCGACTACTTCATAAAACGCGAAACGCTCAAAGGCTGGGGCACGGAAAAGCTTAACGCTGCTGTAGCCGAGTTCCAAAAAGCCGGGGGGTTGCAAAACCCGCAGGCAATTTTAGCCAGCATCGAAGCCTCAGACGCCACACAGGGAGCGGAGATCGACAGCTTTACAAGCGATGTTCTGAAAAAGTTAGACTCTGACCCAAAGGCCGCATCGCTGACTGGCAAGGACCGCGAAAACATCCGCCTTGTGGTTCGCAACCAGATTGCGCCGTCGCTCCTGCGATTCCGCCCGATCATTCGCGGTGTGGTGGCTGTCTTCGACAAATCCGGCAGCAGCGATGTGCAGGTGAACAATTCCGATGAGTTGATCATCAACGCGGCATACATGCTGGCCGAGCGCGGTGTGGGCTTTTGGGCCAACACGGAAAACGCCGATTTGTTGATCGATGAGGAAGTCGCCCACATCAGCCAATTCAAGGTGCTCGCCGAAAATCGGCGTGAACGCACAGGAGAAGATGGCAACGACTCCGCCTTGGCCTTCCGTGAAGCCGAGGAAATCTTTTTGCAGTTGCCCGAGCCGGTGCGGGAAGCCTCTCGGAAAATTTACGGCGAGGACAATCTCACTCCCGCGCAAAGCGGCATGGAGTTTTTCCGCCAGATGCTTCAAGGCGACATCGCGCTTTCCGAAGGGCGCGTGCTCGATACCAATGGCAATGTGATCGCCGAACTGGCAATCAGAGACCGCGCGTGGATCGACCAAGTGAAATCCGTGTTTGAGCAGCTGTTTAAAGTTTTTACCGATTTGCGCGGAAACCTTGGGAAATTGATGCGCGACGAGGGGCGCTCCGATGCCGAAATCGAGGAGTTTACCACCCGCGTGGAGAAAATCCGCAAGGACAGCCTCAAATTTTTCCAAAACCTCAAAAAAGAGGGTGACCGCATCCGAGGTGAGGCGTATGGGCAAGAATATGCAAGACTGGAGCAATCTACCCGAAATCAGCGAGGAGGAATACCAGGAGACGCTGGATCTGTGGGCCGAGGTCAGCCACCGACAACGCCAGACGGACGCCCTGCGACGACGCCGGGCGGAACCGATGGCCAACTATCTCCTGCGGGAAATGCTCTTGGACAAGATCAAGCCGCCAGGCTTGCAGAGTTAGAATCCAAAGAGCAGGAGCGGCAGGCTCGTGAAGAGCGCGCCAAAGAGCGTCGCGCTGAGTATGTTGCCGCCAAGGCTGGGAATCTTAAAGATTATGACAAGGTGGTGGAATCCACGCCCGAAGACGCTCGCGAACTGGTTAAACAACTTTTAACGCAAGCGCCATCGGGCAACACCGGCTATGTGCTTGCTGTCAACCAGCGCCGCCTTCCCTCCACTTGGATCGCATTGCCCCCTGGAGTGGTTCAAACCAGTCACATTGGCCCGAATTTCCAAAAAAACCCTGAGTATGCCGGACAGAATACCCGCGCTTACGATAGCGACCCTGCCGAGCAAAATAAAGTTCGAGCCGGAGCGCTGCCTGGCGCGCTCAATGAGGATATTCTGACATCCACCGACCCAAGCAGCGCAAACAGCGCCCCGCAGGTCGCCATAGTCATCGATGCCGCTCCCGACGGCCAGCCACGCGCCCGCTGGCAAGCAGCCGGAGGCAACGCTCGCGAGATGATGAGCAACCTTGCTCCACAGGAAGATCAAGATCGATTGAGCCAAACATGGAGCGAAAAAGGACAGCAGTTTGGATTTGAAGCCATGCCTGAAGGGTTTCGTGGCTACCGGTTCCTTGGAACATTTGATATCCGCACTGAAGCGGGAGCGCGCGAATACCAAAAACTCGTCGATGATTTGAACCCCTCAACTGGCGTTGTGCAGGATGTCTCCGACCGCGCCGACTTGGATGCAAAAAACATTCCACTCGATTTAGTCACGGACCTTCCGGTGATGATGAGCGGCAAACAGGCCACAGAGGCGCTTTCCCGCCTCCTGACTGCTCCAGGAAACATCGTCGAGCGCAACCGCGTCGAACCAATGGTAAAAAATCCCGCGCAGGCGCAAGCCTATATGCAGCGGGTAATGTTTACTGCCGGTCTTGGGCAACCAACGCTTACCAACAAGATTGCCGATTACCAGTTGCAAAACCGCAACGCCGCTTTTGTCGAATTATCCGCCGACGCGGCCAAGTCCGCTATCGCCCTGCGGCAAAGCGGCAGCCCAGGCATTGCCGATGCGTTTGGCGGGTTGCTTTCCAATGTCGCCGATTATTTGGATCAAGATAGGTCGCTAAAAAGCGCGCTCGAATTGGCCTCCAGCCAAATCGAGATGAATGCTCTTGTCGGCGACACCGGTGTGGCCGTTGCGATCACCCAGCGATTGTCAGAATTGATCGTGCTCGACAAGCGCGGTCGCATCAACACCGACGCGACGAGCGAGGCGATGAAAGATTACATGGTTGCGTTGTCCAGCGGTATTGCGCGAGCAACCGAAGACGAGGCCATGGGAAATTTGTTTGGCCAGCCAATGACTATGGCCGAGCGCGTAGCCGCGATCAACGCAGCGCATCGCCGCAATACCCAAACTGCTAGCGAAACGACGCTTTCAGCTCCCAAGAATACAGGCGCTAAAAGAATGCGCGAATTGGAGCGCAAGCGTCGCCAAGAAGGACTAACCCGCTACGAGAGCGACGAGCTTGCCCGATTGGAGCAATCGGCCGGCCAGCAGTTCATGGATTTCTTTGAGGACACCCGCGACCAGCGTTTCGAGTTGGAGCAGGAGGTCGAACGCCGAGGCATCGAACGCGCGCCCGTGGAACAAATGGATTTGGTGCTTTCTGCCGCTCCGTCGTTCAACCGCACCAAAGCCGCAGCGCGGCTTAAAGAAGCCACTCGCCAACGCAAGAAAGACATCCAATCCCGCATCGAGGAACTTAAAAAAACAGGTGGCGAATACCCTCACCGGATGGATGGCAACTGGCGCAGCGGTTGGAAAATCACCTCGCCAGGCCGTAAATTGCGCGCGCCCAACTCTGGTGCCGAATTTGTTGTGCAGTCGATCAACATCCCCGAGGACAAAGTGACTTTGGTTCGGGCGTCCTCCCCAGATCAGCCTGGCATCACAATGGGAATCAAGGAGGCGCAAAATCGCTTCGAGGTCGAACTGAACGCCGAGGAATTAGAGATCGAACCCTATTTCATTTCTCGCCTCACCGACATGGCGCAGATGAAAAAGGATTTCGACCGCGCCATCAAAACCATTGCCGCAGGCCAAAAGGAAGCCCGTGCTTTGATTCCTGCGCTGAAAGGCGCTCCGCGAGCTTTAGAGAAAATAGGAGAAACGCTTCGCCTTAATAAGGCCAACGGAATAGATACAGATATCGCCCAACTGGTTCAAGATAAAGGGGGCGATATTTTACGCGCTTCGGTTGTTGTAGATTCTGCCGATCAAATTCAGCAAACCATCGCAGACATTCTTCACACCTTTGCTCCGGATAGCGGGAACACCGCAAGCACCGAACAGCAGGACAAGGGCACTCACCTTTACACTTCCGGCGACGGAATGGTGAAAATCTGGATGGAAGACCGATTTAATGTGCCGTTGGCCAGCGGATACAGCGACATAAACATTAAAATCCAGCTTTTGCCTGGATATTGGGCTGAATTACAAGTCCACATTCCTGAAATGCTTGTCGTCAAAGAGGGATTTATTCCGAACTTAATGCCCGACAAATACAAGGCGGAAAATTTGGGCGTCCCAGACGGCGTTGGCCATAAACTATATGAAGAATATCGCGCTCCAGGCACCTCCGAAGAGCGCAAGGCCTATCTTGAAAAACAGATGAAAGCGCTTTACGCTTTAGCAATTCGCAAATACTCCGCGCGAATAGCCTCTGTAAATTCCTCCCAATCCACTTCGCGCACAAACGGCCCGTATGGGTTGGGAGTAAATCGCGCAGTAGCTTCGGCAAACTTATCAGGCCCAACACCAAACACCTTGCCGTCAGGCGTTGTCACTTTTGGCGTGCCGTCATCCACCCAGAATTTCGCGCCATCTGGGAACATATCTCGTTTTAGTGTTACATCTTTCATACCTTCATCTCCTACGCGCGAGATGGCGGCCAGTCAACCTGTATCTAAGCTTCTTCAACTCGCTCAGAAAATAGCCACGAAGGCGCACAAAAACCAATTTCGCAAAGACGGCAAGACAGCGTATATCCAGCATATCCGCGATGTTGTGAGCAAATTGGAAAATGCCGATGAAAACATCCGCGCTGCCGCATGGTTGCATGATGTCGTTGAAGATAACCCCAATTATAGCTTTCAAGAAATCAAGCGATTGGGGGTTCCTGAAGATGTCATTGCCGCCGTGCGGTTATTGACCAAATCTCAAAATCAATCGGTTGCCAGTTACTACAAAAATATCCGCCAAAACTCCATCGCAACAGCGGTGAAAATAGCGGATATGTTGAGCAACCTGGCCGATGATCCATCAGAATCGCAGCGTCAACGCTACCAAGCGGGGTTAAAATACCTGCAATCTCAAGATGTAGATGAGTCTGTTTTTTCTGCACCCGCCGTTCCGCCTCGCATTCAAGAACTCATCTCCCAACGCGAAGAAGCCAGGAAAGCAAAAGCTTGGGCGTTGGCCGATACGATTCGCCAAGAAATTACAGCCGAGGGATGGACGATCAAAGACACGCCTAAAGGCCCTGAAGCAAGTTTAGCGGAATTTACTCTTGCCGCCCCTCGCCGTAAAGCCAACGACAACCAGTTGGATTTCGATTTCACCGCGCCTGCGGTGCAGGATTACAAATCTGCATTGGAAGCCGATGGCATCACCCACCCCGTTGCCCAAGCAGCTGCCGCGCAGCAAGACATCGGCCTGCCTGCGACCGAGGCTTTGGACCTTTTCGACTACAAACCAAATGCGCCGACAGCAAACCCGTTGACTGCGCCTGAACTCGCAAGTAATGACACCCAATCCAATGAACAAGAATCTTCCGCCACAGCAAGACCCGGAACTGCTCCGGTTCCTGAGCAACAAACTTCGGCCCGAGGAGCGCAAGAACCTTCGGAAGACGGAGGAGTGGGAGACTTGTTTTCGCTCATGGCTCGAATTCGAGCAGCCGAGCGAGATAGCTCGAACATTGATGTTGCGCCCAGCAATGAACCCGAGCAAGGAGGAGGAATTCCTCGTGTGGATGGACGGGAAGGCGCTACAGTTGATAGCGTCAAGCCTATCGGGGATAGACGCAGCGGAATCGCTGGCGACAATCTTCCCGTATCCGGAGAATTGGGAGGACAGCCAGGACGAGCCATTCCTACAACCAATCCAAGACCTCGCGGAAGAATTCTTCAGCCGGGTAACGGGATCAGAGTCGAACGACCCGCTGTAGGAAGCGCCGAAAGAAACATTTCTCTTACTCGCGACCAAGCCCTTGCCCCAAGAGGCATTGTGGGCAAGCTGCGGGCTAACTTGGACGCAATCCGCGTCATTCAATCGATTGACAACGAAAAACGGCTTGCAACCCCTCAAGAAAAACAACAACTGGTCAAGTTTTCGGGATGGGGCGCTTTGTCGCAGGTATTTGACGACGAAAAAGCAGGATTGGTAGAGCGCGGGGAAATCGATCGTTTACGCCGCGATGCAGACCGCTATCGCGGATACATTGCGTCCAATGCTTATTATGCAGGGATTGTAAAAGACTTAGAAGATGAAGCGCAAAGCCTCGAAAATTGGAAATCCAAATGGTATGATGCGCATAAAGAAGTGCGCGCGCTTTTGAGCGACCAAGAATACCGCGATGCTCGACGCAGCACAATCAACGCTCATTACACCAGCCCTGAAATTGTCGGAGGAATGTGGGACATCATCAAGTGGATGGGCTTCAAAGGAGGTAATATTTTGGAGCCTGGTGCCGGTATCGGGCATTTCTTTGGCCTCATGCCAGAAGAAATCGCCGACCGCAGCAAGCTTTTTGGCGTGGAACTCGATGCCTACACTTCAAAAATTCTCAAGGCGCTTTACCCTGAAGCAGACATCCAAAATACAGGATTCCAAACTGCCGATATTGCCGACAATTCAATCGATCTTGCCATTTCCAATGTGCCTTTTGCCAACATTCCCGTGCGTGATCCCGCGCTGGAGGCGATGGGCGGACCAACTGGAAATCTGCATGATTATTTCTTCGGCAAAACCATTACAAAGCTCAAGCCTGGCGGAATTCAAGTATTCATCACCAGCGCGTTTACGATGGACAAGGGCAATCCAGAAATTCGTAAATGGCTTGCCGAGCGCGCCGACCTTATTGCTGCCTACCGGCTACCCAATGACGCTTTCCGCGAAAATGCGGGGACAGATGTTGTAACGGACATCATTATCTTGAGAAAGAAAGATGGGAAACCATTCCCTCACGCTCAATCTTGGGTGAACTTGGACAACGCGAAGACCCGTAAAGGCGAAGACATACGGATAAACGAGTATTTTGCCACGCATCCGCAAAATATCCTCGGGCAACTCGACAACGACGGTAGTATGTATGGCGACGAAAAAGAAATGACCGTCCACGGCGATCCATCTCGCCCTCCCGCCATTTCCATGCAGCAGGATTTGGCGCGACTTCCTCAAGGAATTCTTGGAGAGATCGAGGCCACCGGCCCCGTGCGCACCGGAGCTACAAGCGTGGTGAAGGTGGGCAACATCATCGAGCGCGATGGCAAATTTTATCGCCAAGGACAGGAAGAGCCGGACGCTGAACTCAACGAGCCTAAAACAGCCAAGCGGACGCGTAGCTTTCTTTCGGTGCGCGATGCGCTCAATAGCCAATACGATCTTGAGCTATCCGAGACCGCCACTGACGAAGAGATCGAGGCAAACCGTCGCGTGCTCAACACAGCATATACTCGGTTCCTTGCCGAAAACGGCTATTTCCACGATACAAAAAACAAAAAACTTTTTATCGACGATCCGGATTATTTCCGACTTCTCGGCGCAGAAATAGAACCCAAAGCAAACCAAGGAACAGAGGGGATTAGTGCCGAGGAATTTGCAAAGAGAGTCAATCGTCCACAAAAGAAAACTTACACAAGGGCTGATATTTTTAACCGCCGCGTCATGGCTCCACGCAGCGAGCCAACAACCGCCGAAACGATTGAAGACGCGTATGGCATAAGTCTCGGTTGGCGGGGTCGCGTAGATACCCAATTTATTGGACAGTTGGTTGGCAAGACCCCGGAGCAAGTGGAAACGCAACTTCTCACTCAGGAAATAGCCGTGCGCGACCCTGATACCGGCAACATTGTTTCCCGTGAACAATATCTGGCCGGCAATGTCCGCAAAAAACTTTCCATCGCCCGTGCAGCTGGGGCTGACTATGCCCGCAATGTTCGTCTCCTTGAATCCGTGCAACCCCAGCGCGTCGGGATTGATGACATACGGTTTAGTATTGGAGCGACTTGGATTCCAGCCGACATCTACAACCGCTTCTTGCAAAGTTTGGGGGTCAATAGCGCCAGGTTTGTCTATGTGCCGACCCGCGAGCGTAGCGGCTGGGAACGCGATAAAAATCAAGAAAGCCGATATGGACTCAAGACCGGCGTCGCATACAAGCAATACGAAACCACAAGTATCGATATCGAATCTATCATGGATTCGTTGCTTAATTTGCGCGCAATCACTATCAGGTTGCCGGAAAAAGATGGCGGCGGCATCGATATGGGCGCCACCACAGCGGCGCGTGAACGGGCAAAACTGCTAAACCAAAGCTTCCAAGATTGGGTGAGATCAACGCCCGATGTTACCGCCGAGTTGGAAGAGCAATTTAACAACGAGGTGAATGCTTTTGTGCAGCGCACTTACGACGGGCAGTTTCTTCAATTTCCGTGGGCAAACAAAGATTTCGACATTTATCCCGACAAGAAAAATACAATCTGGCGCGCGCTTCAGGAAGGATTTGGCCTGATCGCCCACGGCGTTGGTGGAGGAAAAACAATCATTGGCAGCGCGGTTGCGCTTGAAATGCGGCGGCTGGGGATGGCTCGCAAACCTATGATTGTAGTTCACAACGCCACACTTGAAGGATTTGCCCAAGAAATTTCTAAAATGGCACCCACAGCCCGCGTGCTGGTTGGCCGCAAAGATGAACTTCAGGGCGACAAACGAAAAGAGTTTCTTATGCGCATTGCAGCAGGCGATTGGGATGCTGTTGTCATTGCCCATTCGACATTTGGAATGATCGAGGACGATCCGCAGGTAGAAATCAACGCCTCAAACGCAATCCTTGACGAATTTGTAGCAACACTTCGCGATAAGGGCTACAAATCGATCAACGAAGCAAAAGAAGATCGCAAAAAATCTCCATCCGTAAAGGCGATGATCAAACAAATGGAGCGTTTGGAGACAAGCATTAAGCAAGCCAGCGAGCGCCGCAAAGATACCGGACTCTTAAATTTCCAACAACTTGGCGTGGATGCCCTCATTGTGGACGAGGTTCACAAGTTCAAGAAAATGCCTTTTTCTACGCAGTTGGAGGCCAAAGGTATTGATGGCTCCACCAGCAAGCGTGCTTACAACCTCCTCATGCGTGCCAGGTATATTCAAGAGCGCATGGGCGGGAAAAATGTTTTTAGCATGACGGGAACCCCCGTCACAAACACACTGGGGGAAATCTGGAACATGGCCCGCTTGGTCGCGCCCAATGTGCTCAAAGAATGGAATATCGAGCTTTTTGACCAGTTTGTTAGCAAGTTTGCTCAAGTGACAACGGAGGCGGAAATGGGGCCAACAGGTGAGTTCAAAAATGTAGATCGACTTGCCAAGTTTGTGAACCTGCCGGAGTGGAACACATTTTTGCGGCAAGCCGCCGATGTCAAACTTGGTGACGATCTTGTGGTGAAGAATCGACCAGGCATTAAAGGAGGGAAGCCTGAATTAGTCGCGGTATCCCGCACTAAAGGCGTTTCTTCTTGGGTGGCCTACATCCGCCGTGTCTTGGAAGATTTTTCAAACCTCTCGGGAGAAACATTGGCAGAAAATCCAAGCCTTACTGCCGTGCCGGTGCAGGCATTCATGGCCAGCCGCGCTGCAGCCATCGATATTCGCCTCATCAATCCCCTCGCCAAGGACGAGCCGGATAGCAAGGTGAACCGCATGGTGGAACGCCTCATGGGGCTTTACCGCCAGTCCGCCGATTATAGCGGAACACAGGTGATTTTTGCCGATTCTTTCAACAGTGTGCGAACATCGCTTTTCGAGGGAGTCACCAGCGCCACGCTGGATTTAGATATTGACCCGACAAAACCTGCCGGAACAACTTTTAACCTCTACGAAGACATCCGGCAAAAACTGATCGCCCAAGGCATACCAACCGGAGAAATCGCCGTCATCACCGATTCCGCATGGAATTCCGACAAGAAAAAGCAGGCTCTCTTCGATTTAGTAAACGAAGGCAAAATTCGCGTAATTATTGGCAGCACCGAGCGTTTGGGAACCGGCGTGAATATGCAAAGGCTCATGCTTGCGGCTCATCACCTCGATGTTCCTTGGACTCCGGCAGAGCTTGAGCAGCGCGACGGACGCGTGTTCCGCCAGGGCAATGTGCATGGCGAACACGGAAAGGACATCGAACTCATCCGCTACGGAATGAGCGACACGCTCGATGCCGCCTTGTGGCAAAAACTCGAAACCAAGCAGCGGTTCTCGAATGCCGCGCTCTCCGGCAAAGTCACCGGACGCGAATTGGCTGAAGACAAAGGCACAATGACCCTTGAAGAGCAGCGCGCTGTTCTTTCTGGCAAATATGGGCGGCGACTTTGGGAAATCACTTCTCGGCTGCAAGAACTCGACATCAGCCGTAGAGCTAACGAACGCGAAGCCGAAACGCGATCCCAAGAAATCCGCATTGCCAAGCGTTCACTTGAGGCCGTCCAGGCCATCAACGAGCGTTCTCAACCCTCGATTACAAAAATGCGGGCACTTTCCGAAAGTATTGCCGCAAATGGCACCGCTATTTCAGTGAGCGGTCAAACTTTCCCAACAAAAGTAGAAACTATTGAGGCCATCAAAAATGCCATGGAGACAGCCAGGCGTAGTCTCAAGCTGACTTTTGAAGGGCAGCAAACCGCCGATCCGGTGACTTCTATTACAGTTAATGATATTCCTATTCATTTGCGCCCAGTTGTTCGCGTAGATCAACAATGGAATGACGATGCACAGCGCATGGAACAACGCGGCACGGTTTCCTTTGAGCTTCTGGCCTTTCCCGTCGATGCGGAAAATGATATTTCGTTTGGGGCCGTAACCAGCCCCGCCACACTGTTGTCTCGATTGGAGGAATTGGGGGACACGACTACCGGCATCGAGTCGAGCAAGCAAAACAATGTCGCCAAGTTACGCGCTCTTGCCAGCATGGATGAAGCTGCGGCGTGGCCTTACCAAACAGAATACGATGCTCTCACCGCCGAGCGCGTGGAAGTGGAAAAACTCTACAACGCCGACCTCAAAGGCAAAACAGACGCGGTATCGGATGATACTACACTCTCCGCCGCGCGCACTCAGCCTTCGTCGCGTTTGCGTTTTGCCAATGCCGAAATCACGACAGAGGCGGCAAATATCACTTTGGGAGCCGCCCGAACATATCACGGCACGCCGCACAAGGTAGACAAATTTAGCACTGACAAGATCGGCACAGGCGAGGGCGCACAGGCTTATGGGTGGGGGTTGTATTTTGCGGAGAGCAAGTCAGTAGGCGAAAGTTATCAACGCAAACTGTCGGTTTCTAATGAATACGCCAGAATGGCAATGGAGTTTAAGGGGAACCGCGCAGAAGCGCTGGCTTACATGCGTTCTGATTCATGGGATCAAAGTAATGAAGATGTTAAATTTGCAATCCAAGAACTGTTATCTGATGACTTTGGAGGCAACCTTTATACCGTTGACCTCAATGTCGAAACAGAAGACTTGATTGACTGGGATAAACGCTTATCCGAGCAAAGTCCGAAGGTGCAGGCAGCGTTGAAAGCGGTTCAGTCCGACAGCCTTCTTTGGAAGGATACCATTGCTGGCAAAATTGGGAACCCAGTCGGCGGGGCGTTATACAAAACTCTAACCGCAACATGGCCAGATGCGGAATTTTCCCGCGATGGAATTGATCCAAAGAAAAAAGCCTCTGAAGCATTACTCGTCGCAGGTATCCCCGGCATTCGCTATCTCGATGGCGTTAGTAGGGGCAGCAACTCCTCTATTTGGCAAGATGGATCGCAATGGGCGGTGACATACGCCGATGCAACCGCAGGTCAAAGCACAACAAAACGATTTGCAACACAAGCCGAAGCCAAGGCATTTGATGACTCATTAGAAAGAACATACAACTATGTTGTTTTTGATGAGAATTTAATCAGAATTCTGGCTGAAAACGGCGAGCAAGTGGGCAATGCCGCATCTGCTGTCACTCTCTCCGCCGCGCGCCGTCAGGTTTATGACCCTAACCAGTTAGAACTTGATTTCAATGCAGCCCCGCGCAACCAAGCCGCCGCGCAGGAGGATGCCGAAAAATCCGCCGCCTCCCGTTTCCAATCCGGACTTGATGGCGTAATGGCTATGGCTTCCACCTACTCAAACATTCCTGGAGTGGACATGGACGAGGTGAGGCAGACTGCCCGCATTGCGCTGGCCGATGCCGCCCGCACATTTGATCCCACAAGAGGCGTTCCATTTGGGCCTTACTCTTCCATTGTCGTCCGCAATAGGCTCAACGCGCTCTACCGGCGTGAAAATCTTCGCCGCGAGCGTATTCCTCAAAGCCTCGATGAGCCTTTGCCTGGTGATTTTGACGAGACACGCCAAGATTACACTCCTGATACGACAACGCCCGATGCTCCAACAATGGCATCTCGAAATGAAGCCAAAATGCTCATCGACGGTCTTATTGCGACTCTCCCCGAAAGAATGCGCGTTGCCGTGGAGGGCTATTTGCAACAACGGCAGCAAGAGGAAATTGGAGGAGTGTTTGGAATCAGCAAACAGGCCGTCAGTAAACTTCAGCAAGAGGGATTTAAGCGACTGCGGCAAAAACTCAACGAACAAGGCATCGGTAGCGTGACAGAAATTCTTTCTGCGGCTCGAAAAAATCCGATGACTGGCACGCTTGCCGAAAGTATAGGCGAGTATGGAATATCCGGAACCCTACCACTCGGCGCCGATAGAGCAATGGGCAGCATTGGAAACAGACCCAGTGCGCAACCCTCGCCAAATACCGCGCCCGTTCGATCCCTTGATCCTGGACAAACCCGACTCGGCATCCCCGCCGAAGACGCATTTTCCAAAATCCCCTACGCACCGGCGCGGGTTTGGGGTCTTCGTCGTCTCGCCGACCGATTTGAAGCCCCCCGCAACAGCGTAGGCGGGCAACCGATCCAGCCGCCGATCTATCGCGCCGACTACGACGCCCACCAAGCCGAATTTCGCGAAGCCGCCCAAGCCGCCGAAAGGCTTTACCGCGACACGCTAACCGTCGTGGATAACGCAAACAGCAGCCGCCGTGGCACGGCAGATTATCTCCTGCCGCGCCTTCCCGAAGTGCGGGCTCTTTTTACGGATACTAATGGCCAAGTGCAATTTATTGGTGGCCGACCTGTTGAGTTGGAATCTGGCGAACCTCTTTTCGCCGCCTCCGGCACACCTCAAGACGACGGAGATTTTATTGCTCCTGGCGAATCGTTTGAAAGCGACTTAAAAAATCTACTCAACGACCTCAATGGCGTTCCTGCCGATCTTGACAATGCTGTAGCAAAGCAGGAACAAGCCGCTCTCGAAGAAGGTGGCGGGCAACGCTATCAAGTCGGTCGCCCAGACTTGGCTTTCGGAGCAAACAACCCCGATGTGCGCGGGCTGGATCAATTCTACACCGATCGATTCCTTCCTGAAACCGAAGCCCAATGGGAAACCGCCGCGCGCGACATGGTGACAAAGGATTTTGAGGGAACCCGTCGTTCTATCGAGCAGGCAGGACTATCGGGGCAGACGATTTCTCCAGAACTCACCAAGGCAGCCGACCAAATCGCCAATACGCTTCGCCAGAAAATGCTCCAAACTGGCAAGGATGAAGACCGAAAGGCATTCAATGTTTTCTGGTATTCCTATCGCGCCACCGGCACCGAGGCTGGAAGGGCGTTAGCTTCTCGCCGCGATCCCTTCAAAACTCCTGCCATGCGTCATCGCGAATTTCTCCTCGATCTCATGCTTACGCCAGGCAAGAAGGACAAAGAAAAAATCGACGCGGAAAAAGACCCTGCCAAAAAAACAGCCCTTATCGACAGCGTGACCGCTGCGCTTCTCAAAAAGCTCAAAGATGCCGGAATTTCTCCTGAAGACATTTTAGGCAACCGCGTGGTGGTGGGCTTGAACAATGCAGAAATTCAACGCCAATTCCGCAACGGCCTCACGCCCAAGCAGTCTGAGGTCTTTGATCTCCTTTTGCGTAAAAACCAGACAACCGCGCAAATTGCACAGCGCACCGGCATGAAGCCAGACGCCGTGGAGGCCGTATTCACCGCATTCAAAAACCGGATGCGCCAGCAACACCTCGCCAAATTCAAAGCCGGTATCCACAAGCAGAGTGAAGTCACATTGAAGGCCGCGCCAACACAAACCGGATTATTTGGCGGTCAGGTTTCGGACGCAGAAGCCGATGCGGCATTTGACCAATGGTTCAGCGGTATGGTGGGCACAAGCGACACCAAGAAAATCGGCCGGCCAAAATTCCGCATCGATGATCCCGCTCATGTGATGCGGCTTGCCCGCGCCATCCAAAGCGCGCGGAGTGAAGCTGGCTTGGGGGCCATGGCCTACGAGTGGTGGATCATGAACATTCTCTCGGGTCCACAAACACAAGTAACAAACATCGCGGGCAACGCGGGATTTCTTGCGCTCGACAGCACGCTGCAACGCGGCATGGAGGCGTTGGTGAATGTATTTGTGCGCGACAAAAAAGCGGCGCAGCTTGGAGAATTCAAGTCGCTTGCCCGTGGCATCATGCCAGGCATTACAAAAGGCCTCGCCATGGCTGCCAAGGCTTGGAGCGCAGAACACGATTTCTACGAGCACACTGTTCTCGGAACACCTCTCGAACTCGGCCAATGGGATAAACTCGGCAACACCCGCACTGCCATTCCTGGACAAACTGGGCGCGTTGTGCGCATACCAGGCAGGGCACTGCTTTTTGCGGATTCTTTCTTCAAACAACTCTCTGGGCAAATGAATGTCGCCGCATTTGCGTATCGTATTGCCAAGGCCGAAGGACTGCGCGGGCAAGCCCTCACAGATCGAGTAGCGCAACTCTCAAAAACTCGTGGCGAAATTGTAAGCGAAAACCTGTCTTCAGCCGCCCCATCGCAGGAGATGGTCGAATACTTTGCCCGCCAGTTGGCTCGCCGAGACGCCTCGCTCGACCCTGCCGCGCTCATTGCCAACCGCAGCAGCGAGGCGTGGGAACTCGCCCGCGAGCAAGCCGCCTACGATGCCGCTAAAAATGCGGGATGGACGGAAGACGCTTGGATTCGCGCCGTGGAAAAATCCAAGGAGATGACATTCCAACAAGACCTCAAGCGCAGCAACGAGGGAGGCAGTTTGTTTGAGGACGCAGCAGCAAAACTCCAAGACGCGCGGTTCAATAATCAACTCATCGGGTTTTTCTTCCCATTCGTCAAAACGCCTTACAACATTTTCCGCACCGGCATACGCAAATCTCCAATCGGCGCTGCAAACCTCGCATGGCAAGCCGGGAAAGGTTTTCTCGCTATGAAAGACGGCAAAGCCTTTCTCGACGGAGACCCCACACTTGTGCGCGACATGAGCGAGCAGCTTATTGCCTGGACAGCCATGGCTCTCATTTTTGGAGCCGTGCAGGGAGATGATGACGACGATGACAAGATGCTCCTCATCACCGGCAGTCAGCCACGCAGCGAAGCCACGGCGGGCCTGCGCGACCTCAACACCCGCGCCACGGGAGGCGAGTATATGATTCGCATCGGCGGGCGCAACGGCATTACAATCCCCTACGGGCGGTTTGATCCCATCGCCACCGTATTAGGAACAACGACGGATTTGATTCGCTCGATCAAACGCAACGGATCAACCACCGAAAACCTCGCCAGTTTGTGGAACTATATGGTCGCTCAGACCAACTCGAAGACCTTCCTGCAAGGCATCGCTAACATTTCCACAATCCTTGAAGGGAAATCCGACCCCGTGGGCGCAACCAAGCGCACGGTATTGCAGGCTCTCGTGCCAAACATAATCCGCCAACCGCTTCGCAACCTGGACGATTATGTGCGCGATACCAAGACCGCTCCGGCCACCTACACTTTATTGCCAACCGGCAACTTGGCCGAACCCAAAGTGGATGTTTACGGAAACGAAATCCGAAAAGGCAGCAGCCCTGTGATGCGTTTGTTCTTCAACAGCGCCTTGGCCACAGAACCCGTGCTTGAGGCCACGGACAATCTTCTTATGAATTGGAACCGCGCCAACCCCTCAATGGCCTACGCCCCCGAGCAAGCCAAGGCCGTTTACAAAGACCGCAACGGGAAAGAGGTGGAAATGACAGCCGAAGAAACCCGCCGATTCCGCCTCGCCTCCGGTCGCCTTGCCAGCGTGAAACTCCGCGCCATAACCACACCGGCGCGCGTTGCCAACCCTACCGAAGACGACATTGAAGCAATCCGCAAGGCCTTCTCGGAAGCCCGCCGCGAAACGCGCGAAAGAATGTTTGCAGGCCGGTGAGAGGCGCTTACGGCTTCCCCGTTGGCTTGATACCCAGCCGATTTGCGGCCATCTCGTAAACCTTGAAAGGCGCGTCGGGGTCGTTAAGTAGCGCGTGACCGGATTGCTCAATGTTTTTCCAAATCCTTTCCGCTTCTTCGTGGATCGGGTGGGTGGGGTCCAATGCTTCAGGATACACGCAATCCTTCTTTGCTTGGCTTTCCGCAATTCGTTGTTGGAATTTTGCCTCTAATTCCGCCTCGGAAAAAACAGGCTGTGTGACAGATTCCATTCCCGCTTCTTGCTGTTCTTTTTCGTTTTCCCATTTTGTTGCAATTTTTACCCATTGATCAACGAGCCAAATATCATGCTGCCAATCTCTCGGGTCTCGACTTAAAATTGGCTTTGGCGGGCATTCGTTAGGGTAATTTTTCGCGTGATACTCAACCTGTGATAGGAAATTTTGATACCGTTTTTCTTGGTTGGCTTGACGCAATAGAAAATTAGTTTCTTTGATCTGTCGGGTTATTTCCCAATCAGCCGCTTCTGCGGCGCAAACCATAAACATAACGATTGCCAAAAGTCTCTTGGTCATACCTTAGCATGCGCCCAGCATTAAAGACGGTAAAGCAATTTTACCCGAGGCTCCAAGATATTTTACTTGACAGCGAAAAACAGCTAAGTTATGTGCAAGTAAACTATGGAAGAAATAACTTAGTTCCTGAACTTTCGATTTCTACAGATGGCTAAAATCCTTCTTTCAAACCTCAATACAGCCATTGCAAGCATCATTGGAAAAATCAATGAAGGCGTAGTGGCTGCACGAGATACCGGCATCGCTTGGGCGCGAGTGCCAGAAAAGGTAGATTTTCAAGCAGAGGTTGTTACGGCGACCGAGCGTTTTACCCGCGCGCAGACCGTGAGCGGCGGTGGCGTGACGCGCGAAAGCGTCGAAGGGGAGCAGCTTACGGTGCAAGAACAAGACCCTTCTGAAACGATTGTGGAGGAATCGAACGCAGAGACCACTGCTCGCGTTGAAATTTCTGCTGAATCAACTGCCGATCAAAGCACCGAGACCGGAACGGAAACACAGACCTCGACCCAGACGAGCACCGAGACCGGAACCGAGACACAAACCTCGACCCAGACGAACACCGAGACCGGAACAGAGACACAGACTTCGACTCAAACGGAAACGGAAACCAATACACAAACAGGAACGGAAACGGGAACGGAAACGGGAACGGAAACCGCCACCACCACAGAAACGCAAACGCAAACACAGACTTCGCAAACAAGGACATGCGATCTTTATTCCTACTTTGTGATGGATTCCAATAATGGCGCAATTCAAATCCAAGAAAATGGCGCAGGGTTTAGATAATTATGGCTCGTGAAGATTTAGATGGAATGCAGGCAGATGTGCGCGGTTCACACAGCACATCGGGAAGTTCGTCGCAAAGTTCCAGCCGGTCACAAAGTTCCAGCCGGTCACAAAGCCGTTCATCCAGCACTTCGCAAAGTTCTTCACGAAGCCGAAGCCAATCCAATAGCCAATCTTCTTCGCGCAGCCAATCCGGCAGTCAATCAAGCTGCCAGTCATCGTCTCGCAGTCAGTCCGGCAGCCAATCAAGCAGCCAATCTTCTTCGCGTTCTGCAAGCACATCCCGCAGCGGCAGCACGAGCAGATCGAGCAGCGCTTCGGATAGTCGCAGCGCTTCCCGCCGACAAGCCACTACGGAACCACTGCGCACCAGTCGCACTAGAAATGGTGCAAAAACTACGACCACTACGGAAACTCCAAACCAACAAGAAACCGTCACTTTTGAGGACGAAAGCATAATCGTTTCGTTTTCTGTCCCAATTAAAGCCGCATGATCTCTTTTTTTGGCATCATTCATCAATCGGGGGGGTGTGGGGCCGAACTTCTTGGAGCGATTCATTTACTTCGCAGGAAAGGCGTGAAGGTGCGCTGCATCGTGCCAATGGATGATCCCGTGGCGCACGGCTCCCGCGCAAAGTGGCTCCGCTCGATGGGCGTAACGGTTGTAAACTATCGCCCAGGCATGTTTGAGCGGTGTTCGGTGCTTGTGAGCTTTGGCGAGGATGTGTGTTTCGACTATATGCGCGAATACGCGGACAGGCCCAAGCACATGGTTTGGACAAGCGGGATGTCTTTTGGCGTGGATGTTGAAGCTGCCGCTTTCCGTGACGGCCTTATCGATGAGTTTTTCTTTCAAAGCAAAGCCATATCCAAGGTTGTAATACCACAAATCCTTCAAGGCAGTCCGGGTGCTGTTCTTAAAACAAGGCTCAACTACATTCCTTATATCGAGGCCGATTGCCCGCTGTATCCTTTTGCGCCTGGAGAAAAAAGCAAAAACGAATTTATCGTAGGCCGAGCCACCCGCGACGATCCCGAGAAATGGCATGAAGAAAGCTGGCGCATGTATGGGAATATCCACACGCCGGTATCAAAGAGCCTTCGCGTGAAAGTTGCTGGGTGGGGGGCTAATGCACTCGAAAAAATCGGCAACCCGTGCGATCCGACCAGCCGGTGGGCAGATTATTTTAATCTGGAACTTCAAGGCCACATTTACGATCCCGCTGAGATCACTGCGTTTTTTGGCGGGCTTCATGTTCTCCTTCACTATTATCCATTTGTAGAATCCTTCGGCTACGCCACCGTGCAGGCCATGCTATCAGGAGCCATTCCTATCGGAGCGCGCGCCGGAGGATTTATAGAACTTATCCGCCACGGGGAAACCGGTTTTTTGGCCGATTCCACCGATGAGGCCGCCTACTACGCCTCTTCATTGGCTTTTGATGAACCGCTCCGCGCAAAAATAGCTGCAGCCTCCCGCCGATGGGTGCTGGAGGAAGGCCCAGCCAATCCCGAACTCGTATGGCCGTGGTGGGGCGATTTGCTTTCAATCCTCGATATCAAAATTTGATATGGACAATTCGGGCTTCCAGAAAATCAAAGAAATAGATTTTACCGAAAACAGCGCCCGTTCGCCTGGAAAAATCCGCCCAAGGATGTTCCGGCAGGCGATGATTAAGGATCGGGACAACAACATCTATGCGGTGTATGGGGATAGGCTGAAGAAGGGCACGCCGGACTTCGGTTTGGGGCCTTGGGATGTTAATATAATAAACACGGGGACAAGTTACGAAGCAGTAGTAACACCGGGGACGATAAATGGCATTCTTCCTTCAAATATGTGGGATAAGTTCAACATTGGCGATGCAAAAGAAAGATATTTACAAGCAGAAGTTAAGTTCGATTCTAATAAAAGGGCCGTAGATTCTGCCACATTGTCGTTTGTAACAACGCCACCCCCTCCCGATGCAGCCGTAAAAGATACAATTCCAGCCTCCTCTAAAATACTACTCGGAGTAATTAAGGACCAATCTGCATATAACTTATCTGGGAAAAAAAACATCGGGTTATACGTTGCGGAGGCGGGTAGAACAACTAGAGTAAACGCTAAACCAAATGAAAGCGTGTGGGAAATTTGGTATATTTGGGCTAGGAACTAACTGCCTATGCAGAGCTATATTTATAGTGCAAACCTAAAAACGTTTTCCGCGCCTGAGCGCTATTTTGTCGCTTCTCAATCTTACGTTGATATTTACTACGGGGGAACTCATACACGACAAGTAACTCAAAATGGAGATGGCGAAACAGAAATAAATAGAAGGAGTTATGATATAGAGAGTTTCAAGTTTGTCAACGGAAACACACGCAACTGCAGAAAAGAAGGGTGCACGTATTCTGCTGAATGGTGGGAGTATCAGTGGTTGCTAACCCCTAGGTGGTCTTACAAAACTTCTAGCTCGTCAACCCCAGCGGCGACCACACCTACTTCTCAATTTTCGCGATCTTTGGAAGTGCCGTGCGGAACTGAAACCTATAACACTTATACAGAATCATCTTATGACTATGTGTGGGACGATGAATACGGGGATAATGTTCCAACAGAAGTTACCCATACCGGAACCGTGTATAGCGGAAAACGCATTTCTACCACTACAACAACACGTTTTCCTACAAAATATAATACCACCATCGTAAATGGTGTGACAACTATCTCCGCTGTAAGTTATCAAACTACGAGCCATTTTACAGCTATAGACACTTACGTCACATCTACAGCTACCAGAGTGGCAACGTCAAAACTACAGTGGATGCAGAGTCCAAGTGATGCGGTGCTAGTCACTGGCGCATATACAATTCGATACCAAGCCGATGAAGGAGAAATGTTATGTGTTGGGAGCTACGCGGCATCTGATTATTCAACTCATCTCTATTATGATGTTACATACCAAGATAGCTTTATAAAATCAGATTTTACTTGGGGCGGTAGCGCCACAAACACCGACTTAGGGGAGTGGACGGTTTCTTCTTCCTCCTCACAATGGGAAGCTCTTTCATACAAAGGTTTTTACGCTTCTAGTAACAACAAAACTAGAACCGTCAACGTGCGGTCTGCAAATAGCTCTGGGGTATCGCTTTGGATAGCTACTACATCTACTAGGATGGACAATGTCGGATTTGAATGGGTAACTACAACCACTTCCTCATCATGGAATTTTGGTGGGGGCTTCGCTAACGCTCCGGATCGGAGCGGGTTTACGTGGGCTAGTCCAGTAGTTACACATCAGATGACCAGTAAAAAAGTAATCGACCGTATTGTTGGGGTTGTTTCTAATCCGCCGTTTAAAACCTACTCTGTATTGAATGTTAATTCATCTTGGAATAGGCCATCTTTATATACATTTACGGAAGAGGTAGTCCTTACAGGAGCTTGGGGGGATGGCACAGAAAGGCATTACAGAATTGTTGCGCCAGGCTTTGTAATTTCTGAAGTAGGCGTAACTTCCAACGATAAGGTCCAATTTTTACAAAAAAAAGTTGTTTATAGTGACTTGCACGACCATTGGGCTGCTGCAAACCGCACAAACGAAGCAAAAAGTTTTCGACACTCTGCGATGTTTGAAAACTACCCAGAGTGGGTTGTAGAAGATAACCACGCTATTGTCCCTATACTTCACTTTGAAAAAGATATAACGTATGCAGTTACTTCACACTCCAATGCAAATTCTAATTCGCGCACTACAGTTTGGAGGGCATCTATAGACGGGTCAAATACTACAGTATCCAGAACTACTTTCAATAGTTCAACTAGCGCTAGCTATTCTGAATCTATTACGTATACCCCACTTGATAATGCTACTACCGCTGATGTCTATGATGTAGCAGGCGTAGCCGGGGGGTATTGCAATGGCGAGCCAATAACTGTAGTTTGTAAATCCGGTGGAGCGTATAGAGTAACTAAAGGCAATACGAATCCATCCGCATCGGCCTCAACCTTCATTACAACATGGAGCGCGGGTGATATAGTGGATAACGGGGGCGTTTGCATAGTAGCTACCCCCATCGCGTTTCTTGGCGAGTCTATGGGTAACGGTTCTGGTAGTGTTATTGGAGCGGGGGCGTTTCTTGATAGGAATTAAACACAATGCTATCCATCACCGTCGCCGCAACAAAATCCTACCTCCACGCATGGCCCCAATGCGTGCGTGCCATCGCCGCCGCCGCATCTCACCATGACGAGGCGCATTTCATCTTAGCAACCGACGAGAGCAAGGAGGCTAAAGCTGCGGCAGAACTTGCCAAGCAGGAACTACCAGAGGGTTGGAAGGTGAGCGTTCTTGCATTGCCCATGAAAGATGACTCCAGCACGCGATACAAAGAAGAAGCGCAAATGCGGATTGCCGCTCTCCAAGGGGCTTGTTTTTCTTTTGCTCGAAAAATTCGCGCCTCTCGTTGTCTTGTGGTGGAAAGCGACACAATCCTCCCCGCTGACGCCCTGCGAGTGCTTGAATGGACGCTGGATATGCCCACGGCGGACGGATCGCCGCACTACGACATAGCCGCCGCAACCTACCCGAACGGGCTTTTCTTGGGGGGCTTTGGCTCGCCACAACACCAGATCGCCGAGGATTTCCTGCCCGAAGAGCGCAAACTCCGGACACGCCTCAAATTATGTCTGGAAGAATGCGAAAAACGGCTAAAAGCTATCAAGCCTCCGACCAATCAAGAGGAAGCACAAGCCGCACAAAAGATCGGCGAGAAGGAGAGCAAGCGCATGGGACGGCTACGCGAGCGCGTGAAAAACGCGCCACCGGACGGCAACATCTGGGAAGTGACTGCCAAACACGGATGGAGAAGGCGCGGATGGATGGACTTTGCGTATCCGGGCATTGGATACGGGGCAATCGTTCCCTCTGACTGGTGCGGGCTGGGCTGCACACTGCTTTCCAAGCGAGCCTTGGCGCACGCAGACTTTACCGGATACGAAGGCAAGGGGACACAAGACCTTTTCTTGTGCTGGTCGCGCTGGCACCCCGCAGGGTTGAAAATCGCCTGCGTCCCACACATTGCCTGCGACCACATCAAACGCAAGCCGTCCGACGCCCCCAAAGAAGTCCCCGAAATTATCCATTACCGCGCTTACCATGAGATGGAGGGTGAGTGCCGAGGTCATCTACGGGTGCGCCAACAACCGTTTATTTCTGTATGAAGGACATAATGTATTGCAATGATGCCTTGCTGCCAGAAAACGGAGATTGGTTTGATTTGAGCGCGTTGCCGGAATCAAATTTCCAACCGATTCAAATCAGGGAAATCGCATCTTTTTCCAGCCCCAGCAGTGAACGGCAACCGGCGGCGTCGGACTCAAGCAACCCGCGCACGGCATAAAGCTCCGCAAGCGCGGTTTTGGCTTTTGGGAATTCGGACTCTGGAAAACTTGAACTGAGGATATGCGTCTCGCGGGATACGATTGTTTCGTTTAACCGCCGCAAGAAATAGCCGGTGAAATCTGTATTCCGCATGAGGCGGTCGATTGATTCCAGGTCGCGCTGGGCGCGGTATTTTTCGTCGTGCGTCATAGTGGTAGCAGGACATGGAATCGAACCATGAACTTCTCGTTATGAGCGAGACGAGATACCATTTCTCTATCCTGCAGTTTGGAGGTTGCAAAAATCATTGGGGTGGTGGAAAGCCAGGCGCGGGTTGCGGAGCCAATAACGCAGGGTCAAGTGGCTCGATGAGTGAATCGGGCTGCGGCACCTTGAGGCTCTTGAGCCGGGCGCGGGCATACGGCGCGGTGCGTTCCTGAAGCGGAAGCGGGCGTGCGTAGAAATTGTTAATCACGCCATCGGCAATGTTGCCGGCTTCCAAAATCTGCCGGTCGCGGGCTTGGGTGATCGAGAGGCGGATATTGAGCGAGAGGTCGCGCACATCGTCGGGCGTGAGTTCCAAGATTTCCTGCGCGCTGCCGTTGAAATAAGTAAAAACCTGCCGCTCGTTGAGATTCGTGAATGCGACATCAACAACGGACTGCAAGGACTCGTGGAGCGACGGGTAAAGCCGCAAAAGAAACATATCAAACATCTCCGCGCCGCTGTCGCGCACTTCATTGATGCCGGTAGCGGTATCCGCCGTGGGAAGGCCGGAGATTTGCTGATCCGCTCCGTTGACCACGCCGCTCTTGATTTGCATGAATTGCATGAAGAGTTCCATGAGCGCGCGCAACCCTTGGCCCTTGGGTTCCGGCAATGACACATAGGAGAGAGTTTCTTCGGCTTTCATTCCTTCTCGTAGCGTGTAGGTGCGCCCGTGGTTGAGCTTGAGCGCCGGATCGCGCTGCCCCTCAAGCGTGGCCCACGGCGACCAGAAGGTGACTCTGCCCGATGCTCCTTCCAAAAAATTCTGCCGGTTGAGTTGCAGGTCGATGAAATCCTGCTCTGGCTCGAAATACTCCATCGCCCCGATGCCATACCACCGGCCATCAACTTCCATAGGGCGAATCACCGTGAATGGACGCAGGCCGCGCAGCGTGACATTGGCCGTGTAGTCGTAAAAAATGGGAGCCTTGTTGCGCCGGTCGAGAACCATCATGATTTCCTCTTGGATGCCGTCGCCATCAGCGTCGTAGGTCAACCAGCATTCGGCCAACTGCACCTTGGGATTGTTCACGCTGCCTTCGGTATCGCGCTCGCCAAAATCCGGACGAGGCTGATCCGCCGCGCTCTTGGGCATATTGGAATCGCTCACCATATTCCGCAGCAATTCCACAGCGCCTTCGATTTCCTGCCTCCGCGCATCGCCCTCGGCAAATTGCCCGCCGAACATTTGGGCGAGATCCATAACGCTTTTATCGTAGAGGTGCGCCACCATATCGGCCTCGCCAGCTTGGATGCCAGGAGCGTCGAGAGGGCAGATGAAATCCTTGTAATAGCAAATACGCGAATCTGGTCCGCTCCAAGTCACCAGGCGGCGCACGATTTCTCCGGTGGTGTAGAGAGGCTGTTGCGGGAGAATTGTCACGCCGTCGCGCTTGAGAACCATGTTGCCGGTTTCGACCACCTGCACATCCTGAATCGGCATTCCAGCTTCGTCCTGCATGGTGACAGGCTGCTCCGCTGTTTCTGGAACAAATAAATCGGAGTCGAGAATGTAGTCGCCGTATGCGTCAAGCAATGGTTCGCCAGCTTCGTCAATCAAATAGGTAGCCGTGCGCTTGTAGATTTGGAACCGTTCTTGGTGCGTAGTTTTCAACACGGATTCTCCGCGCACCCACGCAAATTCCAGCGCTTGCACATGCCGTTCCTTGACCTTGCATTTTTTGGCAATATGGCGGGCATATTTTTTCACCTTGTCGGCAAGCGCGTCATCCTCCAATCCCACGCCCTCGGCAGTGAACCACTCGTCATCGTCCGGACGCCCATAGAAGAAAGTGCTGCTCTTGGCGATCATTTGCCCGCAAATCCGCTGGGAGAGCGAAGCCGTAAGGTTGGAATGCTCGAAAATCGTATCCTTCTCCACGCGGTCAGATACATGGTTGTAATACCGCGCTGTAAATTTTTCACGCTTCCCTAAAAAACTGCCTGGCTCGCATTGAATGCTGAAATCGTCGCCTGGTATTGTGCCGTGGCTGTTTACAGCCTGCCGCTTGCCCATTTGCTTTTCAATTTGATCCAGCCTCAAAATCGCGTGCGATACCAAAGCGTCCTCCTGCTCGCGCGTGAGCTTGTAGCCGCTCTTAAAAGGCATTCGTGGACTGGAGTCACTAAGCCGCTTGGGAGCAGGCAAACTCTCTTCCAGCTTCTGAACTTGGAAACTATCTGCGGCGTTTGTGGTGGTCATTGGACAGGGCGCTTCGCTCTATATCCTGACTTTTTTTAGCTGTCAACTTAAAAAAAATACTTGACAGCGGATTGAGGTCGAGCTAATGGCTTCGCCATGCCCACTAACGATCAGGCGCAAGCCGACAAATTGGACACCGCAACGGCGGACGGGAATGCCAGTGCCACAGAGGCACAGGCCACTGCGTCCGATAATCAACCCGCGACAACCGCCTACACCGCTCCGGCTACGGAGGGAGTGGCGGCCATGGATGATTACATGAAGAGGCTGCAGGAAGCCTTGGAACCGGCCACCGATGGGGACGCCGCAAACGACGCTGACCAGGTAGGGGATAACCCACCTGCCACCGAAGGGAACGACGCTCCACCAAACGACGCTGACCAAGACACAATCCCAGCCACGGACGAGACGCCGCCAAGCCCAACCGAGTCGGAAGAAGACAGCGTGAAGCGCCGTCAGCGAGTGACAACACACGATGACACCAACGCTTTTGCTCTCCAAATCTACCGGCAGGCGGTCAATAACGGCACGCCGATCAATTTTGACACAGCTTTTGCTCGCGCCAAAGAGGCGCTTGGGATTTCTGACGCTCCTGTTGACAGCGAAAAGCAAACAGAAAATGTCAAGCCCATATTAGCACCTCAAGAGATTGAATCTAAAATTGAGCAGTTAAGAGCCGAACGGAAGGAAGCTGCCGCCAATATAGATACGGTCAAGCAAAACGAGCTTACCGAGGAAATCGAGGCATTGCGCGACCAATTAAAAGACGCCCGCGAGGCCGTCATTACTGGTGAGCAGCAATTCCAAAAGCAGGTTTCTGAAAGCTACGCTAAGACCGATTCAATCTATCCGGCCGCTACTGATCCGAAGCACCCAATCCACGCCGAAGTCGAGCGCATCTGGTCTGCCATGCAGAGCCAGGAAAACCCGCTTATTTCGGATGCGGACGCTCCGTTCAAGATTTATCAAATGGCCGCAAATGCCCTTGGTATCGCTCCGTCCTCTTCATCCAGCAAATCATCTCCGGCCCCCACTCCACGCCCGCAAGCCGTGCAGCAAAGTGCAGCGGTTCGTCGCACAAACCAGCAGTCGCCCGTCGCTTCCGGCGGCGACCGCACAATCACACCGACGACCGCCTCATCTCTGCCAAACGGCCTTCCGCGCTCTACTTTTGAATACGATCAAATGATTCACAGTCTTCAATAGACAGTAGATTCTCGTTTTCAGAGTTGGAGTTCGCCAGCAATGTAGCTGGCGGCGTTAAGCAGCCATAAGCGGTCACAACAAAAACCGAAAATTATGGCATACGACATCTCAGCGCCCGTCACGGGCACAAAACTCGCCACGATGGCTCCGGACGCAGTCCGGCGGCTGTGGCAATCCGGAATCGACTTGTTCGAGCAAAGCGAAGACTTCTTCGCACCTATGGAGGGAGGCCCCAACTCGATCATTTTCGAGAAAACCGACCTCTCCAAAGGCCGTGGTCAAAAAATCACCTTCACCGTTGGCAGCGGATTCTACGACGAACCGCACATCGGCGAGCAGATTTTCGAGACCCAAGACGACTACGAGGAATTCCTCATCAATACCCACGACCTTGTTGTCGATTGGGTGCGTCACGGCGTTCGCGTCTCAGAGCGCACCGAAGAACTCATGGGAATGCGCAACGAAATCCAGACCGGCTTTAACACCCAGCAGGGTGCATGGGCCGGACGCTTGAAGAGCGAACAGCTTTTCATGATGTTCCGCGAGTCCCTGCCTTCCGACAACATCCTCTACGCAGGCGGGAAAACAGTCAACACGCTCACCAGCGCAGACACACTGGACTGGGATGAGATCATCGGCTTGGGAGCTATTCTGAAAACCAAAGGTGGCGAACCCGCTCAAGTTGGTGCGCTCAAGAACGGACAACCCGTGTTCCGTAACACCGTAATCGCCACAAGCGATGCGTTGTTCAGCCTGGACATGGACCCCACCTACAAGCAAATCCTGCGCGACACGAAAGTGGAGCAATACGCGAAGATGCTCTTTGAAGGTGGATACTCCGCTCCAAAAGGACACATCATCACGGAATACACTCCTATCGACCACGACGGCGAAGGTGCGATTGGAAGCCCGCTCAACCCGCAAGCCCGTTTGGGAACAGCCATCGCTCCAGGCACAGCCCCATTTGCTGTGACCGGCGGAGGCAACTCGACCAGCGCGGCGAAGACCAAAAAGAAATACTTCAAGTATTTCGAGAACTTCCAATACAAGTTCATCGGGAATCTTGATGCGACAGCCGGTGGAGCTACCACAGTGGGTCAAGACGCCAACACGCACTACCTGCTCATCATCAATCCGGCTAACGCCGCGACCGATCCAGGTAAAATCGGAATGTATGCCTACACCACTGGCAACAACGGCAACCAGATCACCATTACCAAGCGCCTCGGTGCAGCCGCCTCCGGCGACCGCGTGACCACGCTTGGCAATGTGGTATGGAACACCGGAGCATGGCTGAACAGGCACACCGACACGCATCCCGCAGGATCGCTTGTGGTGCAATGCAACGCTAATGGCGTGCCACTTGGCCACAGCTTCATGCTTGGCAAACGCGCCGCTTACCGTGGATACGGCAAGCATCGCAACCAGCGTGTGCAGGATGACAAAGAGGGCGGCTTCCTCATGGAGCGATACATCGTCTCCGTGTTCGGCCAATCTCTCCGCAAGGACCGCCTTGGCCGCGTGCCAAGCGCCGTGCGCCTCACCCACGCCATCTCGATCCCAGGCGTGAGCCTGCCGACGATTAGCTGACCAACTTAGGGACGATCCCCGGAGGGCCTGCGCCTCCGGGGTTTCCCCAACACTTAATCATGCCTGCATACATTATTGCCCTAAATATCAAGAGCCGTTACCGGAGGCCCGATGTTGGCGCGTTCCAATGGATGGATGCCTACAATCGCCATGTCTGGAAACAAATAGTGGCAGAAGATGCCGGCACGCTCGCCCGCATTACCAACGAGGCTTTGGCATTTATGAGAGCTTGGGATCAAATGGATATGCACATCGAGGTCATCGCCGTGGACGCTCCTTCCAATTTCCCTGAATCTTTGGAATTGGCCAGCGATGCTGATTCGCCTGTTAGAAAAAAACGCAAACTTCTCCCCACCTTGCCTGACTGATGCTTACTCTTTCCGCACTTTACGCAGATGCCTTGGCCGTCGTGGGACTTTACAACCCCGCCGGAGCGCCTGCGTTTATGCGAGACCGCGCGCTGGCCGATATAAACGGCGCACTGCAACTCATGCAACTCGCCGGAGAAGATTTTTACTCCCGCGAGGAACTTTCGATAACTATTCCCGCCAACACAGCTTCCGTGGTGCTGCCGTCTGCCGTGCAGCGCGTGTTGGAACCAGTGCGAATGAACAACCGGCCGCTCATACGGCTGGAAACACGCAGCCAATTCCAAGATTTCGGCGCGCTTTATTTTGGCACTCTCACCACGCTCGATCCCGCTCCGCCGGTGGCCTATTTTATTGAAGGCACACGCACCGCAGGAAGCGATCCCGTTGCTTTGCGTTTTTATGTAGTGCCAACACCGGATGCTTCGGTTGCGCTTACTGTGCCGGTCGTGCAAGAGCCTCCATCCTATGTTGTGGCAGACCTTGCAAACACGGCCATTGTCCCGCCTGTCCCGCACAAATACCATGAAAGTATTTTGAGGCCATTAGTGCGATTTGGAATGGCAACATCTTCTTTTTACAGCGAGAGCGATGCCGGGCGACTGCCGGACCTACGGGCCGACTACCAACGCGCTCTCTCGCTGCTTGGCATGGCCGCGCCCGCCGTGCCCGCTCCGCCCGCAGCGGCCATTGCAGGCGGCAACACGCAAGGAGGACAGCGATGAACACCCTGCAACTCGCCCGCGCCGCCGCCAGGCATCTTGGTGTTCCCGATCCCGCCGACTTGGGCGGGGACGCGCTTCTCGATGTGCTTGCCGCCTGCAACAGCGGGCTGCAGCAGTTCTATCGCGAAGCCCCGCCACTTTTGAAGCGCAGCACGATTTCCACTGTTTTTCGCGCGCCGTTGCCGGTAACGCTGAATTTTTCAGCAAAATACGATAACCATCTCGAAGATGAGCCATTTGATCTTGCTTGGTTGGGCTGCGGACTCCGCATTGCAGGACAAAGCCCCGACAACGAGATCACCGGAGAAAGCACCGTGCTTGACTCGTGGATCGGAGAGAGCCTGACAGCCACTGGTTTGATTTTATTTGACAGCGTTTCAATCCCAGGCAGCATTGAACGGCTTACCTCTCCCCCGCGACTTTACTATGGGAGCAACCGCCCGTTGGAACTCCGCCCTGAACGCGATGGCCTGATCCGCAACCGGCGCGAGCTTACACTTCTCTCTCCAGCCCAGCCTACGCATTACGCCGTGGATAGTCTTGGAGTCGTGCTTGGCGGGCAAACCACAAGTCTTCTGCGCATTCACCCCGCCCCAACGCAAGATTGCACCGTTCGGTTTGAAGTGGAGCTTGCGGCAATCATATTAAATGCAGGGCACATCGCTGATCCCATCGAAATTCCAATTTTGAATCACTATGCCGATGAGATTCTTGTCCCGCTTGTAGAAGCCGCTTTGATAATTAGCCCGCTTTGGCGCAATCCCGAAACGATTCGGCTTATTGCCGACCGTGCAGCCGATGTGCTTGCAAACAAAATTCCGCGATTGGCCCATACCCATGCGCCTGCTGAATACAATGTAGGAACACCCAACGGTTTTTAATGCCATGAATTCTCTCAATAATAATGCTTCTTCTGGACCGGCAAACAATCGTTTCCAGCCAACTAAGGCAACGAAAGTAGATGCTGAATCCGGACTCAACAATGATCGATGGATGACTCCGCTTCGCACGGCGCAGGCCATCGCGGCTCTTGCTGCCAATGGTGGCGGGAATGGGCGTGAAGTAGAGTTTCAAAAGGGAACTACCCATATCCAGTGGCGGTATGAAGGAGAGCTTACTTGGACTGATCTAATTGCATTAGACGATCTAAAAGGCGCTGACGGTGACGCCGGCCCCAAGGGTGATACCGGAAGTGTCGGGCCGAAAGGCGACACCGGAGCAGCGGGAGCCGCAGGAGCGAAAGGCGATAAAGGCGACACCGGAGATGTTGGTCCCAAAGGCGACAAGGGCGACACCGGAGCAGCGGGAGCCGCAGGAGCGAAAGGCGATAAAGGCGATAAAGGCGACACCGGAGATGTTGGTCCCAAAGGCGACAAGGGCGACACCGGAGCAGCGGGAGCCGCAGGAGCGAAAGGCGATAAAGGCGACACCGGAGATGTTGGTCCCAAAGGCGACAAGGGCGACACCGGAGCAGCGGGAGCTGACGCGCTATGGAATTTCACGGGGGCTTACAATCCGGGCCTACCGTATGCGGTTGGAGATGTTGCTACTTACTTAGGGGAAACTTGGTATCGGAAGCATAGTAACGGCGGGAATGTGGGGGACACCCCCTCCGAAGGTGCTTTCTGGACAAGGATTGCCCAAAAGGGTTTGGATGGAAGTGACGGAGGCGACGGGGCTGATGGGGCTGACGGAAGTGAAGTAGAGCTTCAAAAAAGCGCTACTCACATTCAATGGCGGTATGTTGGCGAAGCCACATGGACCAATCTGGTTGCGCTGGATGATCTGAAGGGCTCCGATGGGAGTGACGGCGCAGCGGGAGATGACGGAAGTGAAGTAGAACTTCAAAAAGGAACGACTCATCTCCAATGGCGGTATGTCGGCGGAACCACATGGACTGACCTTGTTGCGCTGGATGATCTGAAAGGTGCTGCGGGCTCTAACGGAGTCAATGGTCGCGGGTATAACCTCACATTTACTTCTCTTAATATAGATGTATCAACGGGAACTAAAGCGCTTATTTTGGGTAGTATGGCCCAACCCAGCAATTCGCCTAATATGGTCGCTGCGCTTGCAACGGCTTATTCTACTGGTAATCGAGTTAGATTGTCCGCAAACTCAAGCACTTGGATAGAGGGCCAGCTGACAGTAGGCATCCCAGCGGGAGGGTTTTATGCGTGGGGGCTAACTGTCACAAAAATATCCGGCAGCGGAACTTACTCGACTTGGAATGTTTCAATTGCTGGAGAGCCGGGGTTGGACGGCGGCGTGACGAGCTACAACGACCTGACCGACCTCCCAACTCTCGGCACAGCAGCGGCTACGGCATCGACCGACTACGCAACCTCAGCACAGGGAACCAAAGCTGATTCTGCTTTACAACCCGCCGCCCTCACGCCTTACCGGACAAGCTCAGACCAAGATACGATTGACGCTGGCAAGGCATCGACCACGCACAAATCCTCCCACGCCACAGGCGGAACGGATGCGCTTACGCCTGCCGATATTGGCGCACTTAGCCTTTCCGCTTCCAGCTACATCATCGCAAAGCCTGGAGATAACCTCGCAACAAAATACGCTGAAGCAAAAGCCCTGACTCCAAATGGCGCAGCGAAATCTGCCACGAATCGCGCCAGCCTTATCATTTTCCCCGGCAGCTACGCGCTTTCAGCCGAGCTTTTTATTGATGATGAATTTGTGGATTTAGTTGGTCTTGGTTCGCAAACACAAACCCCTATTGTATTTGTAAGCGGCAATACGCTCAATGTTACTGCTAACGATGTTCGTGTGACTGGTATTTCGGTAGGCAGTCAAAACTTTAAAATTGCAGGAAGCAAGTCATTGCAAGTTTTTGAAAATTGCGTTGGTGGAGACTCTAGTTTTGGTCAAGGGGTAATAACAAGCGGAACATTTACGGGATGTGTAGGAGGGTGGGCAAGTTTTGGTGGGTCTGGGGGTAATGCTGCTGGAACATTTGTGAACTGTAGAGGAACTACTTATTCTTTTGGGGGTGGGTTTGATGCAAGCGCGACTGGTATTTTTAGAGGATGCTCTACCCCTTCAGGAACATATAGTTTTGGAGGAAGGGCTAGTCAAGTAACTGGCACTTTTGAAAATTGCACGGGTAATA